AAGAGTGCGCGCCGGCATGACGTCCTGAGGGTAATCGCAGAGACTGGCCCGGAAGTTGCAGCCATGATCTACTCGAACGAGACCAGGCGCTGCAACAAGTGTGACATCGAACTGACCAAATACGCGAGCCGGCAGCTAGGCAAGGGCCGGACCTGTGCCGGTAAGTGCGGCCAAGGCGCGGAATGGGACGCAATCCAGCGCAAATGGGAGGCCGATGAAAGGGCCGGGCTCCATGCGATCTCCGATGACCCATTCGAAGCAACTCTGGACCATGACGAGTATGCCAGGTTCGAGCGGGTATCCAATCGCGCCCCTGATCACAAATATGATCTAGAGCCAAAGGACGCCGTAACCGATTATCTGGCGGACAATGACCCGGAAAGTGCGACATGGAAGTAGCGATGACACCAGAAGAGGCAGGACAAGCTTTGCCTGAAATGGTAGGTGAGGAAGTAGCCCCGCAGAAGTTCGTGTTTGAGGTTGGCCATGACTACGAGATCATTTGGATGATAGACAACGGCACACATCGTGCTCCGCGCCGATCTCGTGTGGGATATATCGGCAGCAACAGAAATGGGAACAGGATTCTGCTATTTGATGCACGCGGGCCGAACCGCAGGTGTGATGGAAACTTTGGCCATACGCAGGCTATTGATCGTCGCTGGCTAATTAGCGTCAAAGAGGTGCCAAGGCACCTCGGACTCCGCTACGTAGCACGAGAGACATAACATATGAACGTCCCGTTCTGGGCTCGTAGACCCGGCCATGCCAAGCCTCTTCTTGGCCGGATCATCCGGAACGGGATTCCTGCCCGGGGCCAGAGCAAACTGGCAGATAACAAATCGCGCCGAAAGCGACGGGATGATGGCCTCGTCACCCGGGCAGGCCAAATACGTCCTGCTCGGATAGTCCCCCTCTGGCTGCGATCTGGCTGGGACGCTGGACCAGTTAGAGGCCGAGCAGGCTGGACCACTGCCGGGTCCATAGAGCCATTGATCACATAGGTGAAGTGGACCCGGCAGGATCGATTTAGACTCCAGCAGGAAGAAGGATGATATTTGTGATGACTGCATCAGAAGTAATTTCAGAAATGAAGCGGGCTGTGCCACCGCACAAGGCTGAACTTGGTATCGGCGAAATCAATGATCTGAAATTTCTCACGAAACAGCTAATAGCCGCCAAGCCGGACGCACACGCAGAATATAAGCGTTTTCTTGAGATACAGAATAGAAGCATTACATTGCCGGAGCAATTGCTCCAGAACAAGCTAGGCGGTGCGGTTATCCTTGTTACCGGTGGTACCGGCTGCGTCGGGTCGATGCTCATGTCGCAGCTGGTTAAGTATCGGCCAGATCGGCTAGTTAGCATCAGCCGGGGTATCACAGTCAACTGGACGGCGCAGCGTAGCGCGGAATACATGATATGTGACATTAGGGACCGTGGACGTCTAGACGAGATTATAGCAGAAGTCCGTCCGGATATCATATTCCATGTAGCCGCGCAGCACAGCCCGTCTCTTGCCGAAATCGAGGTGCATCGCACGGTAACAACTAATCTGTTTGGCACTAGGAACGTTCTGGATTCAGCGGCCATGAGTGGCATTCCGCAGGTGGTTTGTGCCTCTACTGGCAAAGCGCTTCGCCCCTATTCGCCCGAAATCTACTCTGCATCGAAGCGTGCTGCGGAGTGCTACGCAAGCAGTTCCTGCGCTGAAATGCTGGTTTCCGCCGCCAGGTTCACCCACGTTATCGACAATTCAATCTTCTATACAAAGCTCAAGAAATGGGCCAATACCGAGGATGGCATAGTTAGGCTGCATAGCTCGGATATCGTATTCTACGTGCAGTCAGCTCTTGAGTCATCCCAGCTCCTCCTCGCGGCGTCTCTCGGTGCCAAACTTGATCAGTTCCTAATTCACGCCATTAATGATCTGGGATGGCCAGTCAGCCTTCTAGACGTTGCAATTGGCACTCTCGAATCAAATCTATCCTGCGCTCCTATCTACATAAGCGGCTATGACCCTGGTTACGAGGAGGTGTCGTTTCCGGGGCTTTATGACAATGAGACTGCAGGGGAAGTATCGCCGCTATTCAACGCATTCGAGACGGCGGCCATGATCGACTCGCCGATCCCCGCAGTAGATGTATTCGATATGGAACTAGGATATCCGTACGAGAGTCTTGGGCTATTCCGCGAACTAGAAGCCATTTGCCGAAACGGCGATGATTGGCATATCCGATCAGCCCTCAATAAGCTGAGCTGGTCACTTCTTGACGATACACTAGTGGAAGTTCCGCAGCGAGTTTTGAAGCGCACCGTGGATATCCTGAATAGGCAGCCATTCGAGCTAAACCCGATCCATCAAAGGATCACGGATGCTATCCGTACTTATGCGGGGGAATATACGGGAGAATTATGAACATTAGATTGGTAACACTCACGATACTTCTGGCCACAGGGGTAGCGCTAATATGCTGGGTTACATTCATAAGCGGAGGCATTATGTATCCGTTATTCCCGATAGGGTTAGTCGGATATAGTTCAAAACTGCCTCCCGCTAGAATTTCAAAATGGAGAAAAATGGAATCGGAAAACTCGGGCAACCATGAAACTCGGAGCGTGACTGGCGAGAATGTTCAGCTGTCCGGCGAGACAACAGAGTGGTTGTTCACCGGGGAACCCGATCCAGAAATTCACCCGAGTGCAATTAGGAAGGCATGGGACAGACTATGGCGACGGTAGACAAGGTGACTGCCGGCAAGCTCATGCAGGGCAATGGGATTTACCCGGGCGATGAGGATATGCCAGTTGTGCGAATCGTCAGGTATCGGAACAAGGCTGGGCAGATTGTATTCGGGGTTGTGTACCAGAATGAGGCGAATATCCCGGGCATGCTGTTCCGATATGACGAGCCCACACAGTACATCTTCAACCCGGAGGTTATCTGGCGTCACCATGACTGGAATATGGACCCGTCCCGAGTTACGGTAGTACTGGTGCCAGACGATGATATGGAGCATAAGTCTTGAAATGGCATTACAAGAGTTATATCAAGGACTCCGTAGATCACACTGATGAGTGGATGCGTTACTGCCGGTCAACTTTGGCAGAAGAAACCGACCAAGTAGCCAGGACGCACTTCGAGGCTGGGTATCAGTGCGGATACCGGGATAGATCTGCCAGGCAATTGCGAAAGATAACTGCTGATAGGGTGATGATGTCAGTTATCGTCGCTATTGGCGTAATCATCCTTCTGGTCCTAGTATTCCCAAATCTATAAGAGCCGGCCATGTGTGCAGGTTGGACGCCTAAGCGCGCATATGGCCAGTCCTGCCCGGGTGTGTACCGGGGAAGATACCGCCCGGGCAGGGCACTTATACGGAACAGAGAGATATGAGCCAGACATTCATAATCTCAATCGAAGGCGATGCCAATGCTTCTGCTTTCCTACAGTATGTCCAGGACAATAAGGAGGTATGGCGCAAGGGCGAGAATGGTCGTAGGGATAAGTCATTCCCGGTGCTATTCATCTATCCTACCAGTGATCTAGAAGATGTAGCTGATAGGCCCGACCACAGGCCAAACCCGAAGTCTGGCAGGATGAGGAGCCGTAAGTGAACCGAGATGAACTGACCAAGATGGTCCCGATCCCGCTGCCGTCCGTCGGAAATGTTGCTATCGTGGTCAGCGACGGCACCGGCTATATATCCTCAGAAGTGCCACGCGACGAGCTAGTCCAGGATGGCGCAGTGCAGGAGGCACTTAACTACCTTGATGCTGAGCTGATCGATGTGGATCGGCCGAATGCCCGGCTACGCGCATCGATGGAAGATGTCATCAAGTTCAGGGAGGGCCGCGATGGCTAGGTACATCATCACCGTGGCCGACAAGGACATCAAGGAAATGGACATACTCATCAGCACCCTCAATGAGGTGTTCATCAAGGAATGGGGCGATGACGCCGTCATCGTCGAGCACATCGAGAAAATGGAAGATGCCCAGGAGTAGATATGCCAGGTTTTGAAGTACGTTTCATCCCGGTGGATCACATCCACCCAAACCCGGATAACCCCCGGCATGAGGCCGGCAACGTATCGGCCCTGTCCAGGTCAATCGACGAGAGGGAGCTGGAGCAGGCTATTGATGTTATCCCCGCGCCACAGTTCGGCGGGGATCACTTCATGATCGTGGACGGGTTCCGGCGCTGGTCAGCTGGCCGACACATCCGTCGCTCGCTTCCCTGCCACATCCGGTACCCGCGCCCGGAAGAGAACATTCCGATGATGGCTGTCCTTATGGGCCTGGTTACGGACGCCCACAAGGAGCCGCTCAGCGCCATGGAGCGGGCCGAGGCATACGGCAGGCTCCACAACGAGTTCGGCCTGACGCAGACGCAGATCGCGAAGCAGACCGGATTCACGACGACCACCATCGGCTACTACATGTCGCTCCTGGAGCTGTCGGAAGACTCCAAGCAAAAGGTGCGCGAGGGCAAGATGTCGGCCGACAGGGCCGTGTCTGCGGTCCGAGAGCACCGGCAGAAGAACAGGTCCAAGGAGGGCAAGAAGCCGGTCAACCTCGGCTGGGACCCGGACCCGTTCAACCCGACTCACCCCCAGAACAAAAAGGCAAAGGTGATGTGTGCGGCTCGCGAACACGGTGGCCGTCGCCGGTACGCTGGTGCGTGCCATGCCTGCTGGGAGATGGCAATCCGTCAGGATCAGACCACGATCGACACGGCCGACTATGGCGATGCGGGCCTGGCCATCCCTTTCGTGTCCCCAGCCCCGCTGATGCCGATCTCGCCTGATGGCGACATCCGAACCGACTGGCACCCCACAAACAACGGCAATGGGAGGAGGGCGTAATGTCTGCGCTTCACACTTACGATATCACAGCAACCATCAAGATGCGCGTGGAATCGTCCGAGGGGATGTCTGGTGCAATCGCACATGTTCATTCCAAGGTGAACAGCGGACTTGACGACGGGAAGCTTCCACTGTCTTGCCCAAGTCACATACAGACCTTCGAGATCACAGGCGTGGAAGCGGCTAAGTACGCATAGCCTGCGAAGCGCGTAGCGGCCGATGAAGGGGGTAGGTAGCGCTCCCGGGTACCTACCCCCGGCGATTCGCCCGGACCCGCCTACGGCTCTTGCAGCGGGGTTTAACGGGCGGTTCGCCCGGCCGCCGTAACCGCGTCCGGCCGCCGGATTACCCGGCGACCTGGTTTCGGAATAAGCTAACTGAAAGTATTCCCTTGCATCCCGAATCGGAGTTAGAATAAGGCTATGCCCGGCCGCGCGACCGGCCAATAACCAGAGGAGGAAAAGTGCTAAAGAAGATCGACAGCGGTGATCGCAGGCTACTGGTGAGCTGCAACTTGTTGGGGACGATGGCAAGCTCAGCACACAAGAAGACATTCAAGAGCCCGGACGCTGAGGCAAACGCAGCCGCATACGCGAAGGCAAATGGATTTTCCGACATCGCAGTCATCGAGGCAGTCATGGTGATGCCGGAAGTGCCGGTCATCTCGTCACCAGCAGGACCGCCAGCTCTCGATGACCGGCCGCTGACCGATGAGGAGCGGGCAATCGAGATCATGAGCGAGATGTACGAACTCAGCAGCGAACTCATCGACATCCTCGGCAAGCTTCAGGGCAGCTCGACCCGCCCGCTCCGGTCGAGCATCACCAAGCTGTCCCGCACGATCAAGACCCTGACCGCCGCCATGCGAGATGCAATATGAACGTAGACGGGCGTGACCGACGCTGGTCCGCAACGATTACCTACGGCGATGACCACATTGGCCTGTGCATGAGTCCGCCGCACGGCGAGACCATTCAGGCTGACATGCCGTCGGAAGACTTGCAGAAATCTATGGCTGCGGCGGCCTACCTGGAGGCCTGCACATTCCTGCTCTCGGGCTGCGCCAAGCACGCCTACATCCAGCTGTACAAGACGACCAAGGCGCATGGCACCGTCAAGGATCACACGAGCTATCTGATCGATGTGCAAGACGCCGTGAAGTATGCACGTCGGAAAATCACGAAGGCATTTGCCTGATGGGCAAGATAGACAAGGCAGCGGAGAAGGAGAAGCTGGCAAGGAACAGGGCCGTCAAGGGATGGGCATTCAAAGGCCTGCCCGAAGAGGAGAATGACGCAATCATTGCATTTATAAATGGCGGCACCTGTCCTGAAAGCTACAAACGTCTATATGCTCTCAGCTGCAGGCAACTAGGGCTACCGGATCCATTCAAGCCCGACGTACCTATGCGGGGGAGTAGTGATGAACGCTAGCGAAAGAGCAAAAGCGACCGAACAGCTAGCCCGCGACCGCGCAGTAAGGGGCTGGGCATTTCGCGGACTGCCCGCTGAAGAAGTTGCTGCCATTCGGGCCTTCCTTGAGGGCGGGCCCTGCCCCGAGCAATACAAGAGTGGATATGCTCTGGCACGAGAGCAGCTAAGGCTACCGGAACTGAAGGAGAAATTATGCTAGACAACGGAATGGGCCCTGGCGGGCAGGAGCGCACGATGCCGACTGGAGCAGGCGACTACTTCGCGGCGCGTGAGGCGGCAAGCCCGGAGTACAAGTCAGCCTTGGTGGATGCCCGTGAGGCTGAGACCATGGCATCAAGCATCAGCAGGGCTACCGGTCAGAACCGTTACATCGTGACGGTGAAACTGAAGCGGAACCCGGCGCACAACCCGCAGAATAAGGTCATCGGGCCATGCCCCCTGTCTAGTAATACCTGCACTGACGTTACCGGCGAGCACCACAGTGAACTGTGCTTTGGTGACAACCCGGACGATGTGCGAAGGAACTACGTGGAGGCCGGTTTCCACGTAACCAGGATCGAGCAGATCTGATGCCCCCAATAGACGTGATACAAACCAGTAGATCTACCAACGATGGGTACAAGTCCGCCACTGGACTTCACTGTTTCATGTTCGTGCTTGGCGCTGTGTTCGCTACGGATGCGGACGAGGCCGAGCGGATCGCCACCGCTAATTTCATGCGTGGCGATGATGCCATGCTAGCTATGCATGAGCTAACCCAAGACTACGTAAATGCGATGGATGGTGATAATGGAAACTCGGTATTGCCGTAAGTGCAAGGATGACCATCCATTCGAGCAGGATGGTTGCGAGAGCTGGCCGGCCGTATTGCCGAAGGATCGGCCGAATCAGACCATCCTGAATCTGGGCGTAGGCCGGAAGCCCCGGGCCAGCAAAGCAACTCGGACTGTATACCTCGTGGGGCGCGGCGAGCTATGACCGAGAAGGCAGTCGCAGCCGCAAACCAGTTGGAAGCACTGGTCATTGACATCAGGCAGGCAATTCCGGAGCTGCGCGAGAATGCCAACAATACGCCTTGGTGTTACTGGCGAATCTATATGCTTCGGCGCAGGATGAACCGTATTGTAGCATCATTGGGTGCCGGAGTGCCAAGGCCGGAGCCTATCAATAGGGAATGGGAGCCATGATAGATCGCACTATGGCGGAAGCCCTGAGCGTCTTGCACGATACTCCAATTACATTCAGAGAAGATAGTGGCGAGTTCGTAGTCAAGGAAACACCAACCCATAATATAGTCGTGCAAACTAGGCTGATATTCAGCTTCCGGATTAGCCGTCAGCCGAAAGACAGCCCGATGACGTATGATCGTAACTGGTGCTACTACGGCAAGGGGCTGTTCAACTTCCTTCGCACGATCGAGGCCGCAGCGAAGTGGGACGGCGCAGACGATACAGATCCCGAGGGATGGGACAAGAACGCAAACACGGGCAAGTACGCCCATCCAGATATATTTCAGGAGTAAATCATGGTACCAGGATTCGAGCAGGGAGTAATACTGCTGCTGATCGTAATAGTGGCTGAACTGGCAATAATTATCGGACTCATAGCAACGAGGCGATGAACTATGCAGGCTGATATTACCACTGATGGCGAGTATGTACTCGCCAAGATCCCGTATGCGGGCGGCGCTGGCAAGGACTGGGCGAAGATGGTGCCGGGCGCGAAGCCAAAGTATGAGAAGCGGGAAGGACAGAAGGATAAGTTTGTCTGCTGGCAGTACCCGCTTACCATGGACACCTGCCGGTCCTTCCGCCGCGTGTTCGGCGCGCAGCTGACCATCCGGCAGCCTCTTTCTGACTGGGCTCGCGCCGCCATCAAGGCTGGCGAGATGCTAGAAGAGATGCGATCCGGCGCTACGGTCAAGCTGAGCCGGACACATGAAGAGGCCCCATTCCTGGCGGCCGCCATTGAGGATCGTCCGTACCAGGCTAGCGGTGTTGGATTCATGACATTGGCGGGCCAGGGCATCCTCGGTGATGAGCCCGGCCTCGGCAAAACCTTGCAGACTATAGCTACATTGATTGAATGTGATGCCAAGAACATCCTTGTCGGCTGCCCGCGTACCGCGACCTATGCCACATGGGAGCGTGAGGTCAACCGATGGGCCCCGGGGATAGCCACATTCGTGGCCCAGGGCTCTCACCAGCAGCGTGAGGATGTCATGAAGGCATTCTATTATCACACTGGTGGTCGTAAGATGCTCATCATTAATAACGAGATGATCAGGGCCAAGCGGATTGAGATCTGCCCTGATGGCGTGGAGCAGGTTAAGAGTAAGTGGCCCATGGAATGTCTCGAAGACAGCGATCACATGAAGAAGCATAAGACAATAGTCGAACATGAATGGCCATTCCTATTCGAGCAGACATGGGATGCGGTCGTCATCGATGAGGCTCACAATATGCTTGCCTCTACCGCTAACGTGCAGAGCAAGCGAATCACACAAGGCCGGTATGGCGCGATTCTGCTCCGAAAGCGAGTTAGTAAGGATGGTGGTCTTGCTATCGCGCTATCTGGAACTCCTGGCAAATCAAATCTGACCAGGCTCTGGGGAACACTGAACTGGTGCCGCCCCGACGTGTTCGGGAGCTACTGGAGATTTGCCGAAACCCATTTTGGAGTAACGGAAGGTCGCTACTCCAAGGTGATACAGCCCGACGCTAAAGGCAAGCCGGCCAAGGTTCCGAAGCCACTCGACGATGCTGCATGGGATGCGGCTATCCGGCCATACTACCTCGCACGTACCAAAGAGATGGCAGCGCCCGACCTGCCCCCGATCATATACACAGGGACACCTAGCTTGATATCAGACAATAGCAGCAATTACATCTGGCTAGATATGGAGCCGAAGCAGCACCGAGCATACCGAGAGATGGCCGATCTGGCCGAGGCCCATATTCTTAATGGCAGGCTTATGGCCAATGGCACGCTCGCGGAGATATCAAGACTTCGGCAATTTGCGATCACATATGGCAGGATGGATGGCGAGGACTTCAGGCCCGCTCTGCCGTCAAATAAGATCGACTGGTTCATGCAGTTCATGGAGGAGCGCGAGGGTAGCGACGCCAAGATAATCGTGGCATCCTCATTCACGCAGATAGTGCACCTGATTGAGGGGATACTGAATGATGCCGGCATTCACACACTGACGCTAACCGGGGCTACCAGCGACCGGAAGCGCCTGGAGCTAGTCCAGCAGTTCAATGACCCGGACAGCGAGGTACAGGTGGCCATCCTCAACTCGAAGGCAGGCGGTGAGTCGATCACCCTTGATGCCTGCTGCGATGAAATGGTAATCATGGACCCACTCTGGACGGATGATGCACAGTTCCAGCTCGTCTCGCGAATCCACAGGGTATCGCGTATGCACCAGGTGACCGTACATCGTCCTATCAGCATAGGCACCGTAGAAGAATGGATCGCAGTCAACACAGACGAGCAGCGCGCAGTGGTACAGTCGTCTAAGCCGAAGGCACGCGAGGTAGCAGCCTTGGAGGCAGTCCGATGGGGAAAATGATAACTGTCAGGGAAGCTATCGATCAGCTAGATGCGAATACAGAATGGAAGAAATTCCAGCTGAATTATCCAGAAGCCAAGCTCGGCAGATTCTCCATTGAGAAATTCAGCATCGGCAAGATTGACAAGCATAGGGCAGAGATCATAGCTAAGGAAGGTATGGATCGTGACCCGGGCTCGGGTACATTCACTAGACTAGTCGAGACTGTGCCTGGTGCTGGTGAAAATGGTTCTAATCTCCGTAAGATATGGATGAGTGATACTCGGGCCGAGATAATGGAACACACACCATTGTTCAATAGGCTCTGGTGGGCCGAATTGGATAGTGGTCCTGGCATTAGGCTGCTCATTAACGGGCTTGGTCTTGGTGTAGCAGTACACGGTGCACTCCAGTACAAGATATCACACATTGACGTTGTGGAACATAACGAAGCAATTGTTGATCTTGTTAGGCCACTCATAACAGATGACAGGGTTACCATTCATAGTGGCGATGCATATGATATGCAATGGCCACGTGGGACTAAATGGGATTTCGCCTGGCATGATATCTGGCCAGCGATTGATGATGATAATCTACCCGGTATGCGGAAGCTACACGCGAAGTACCGGAAGCGAGTCTACTGGCAGGGCTGCTGGCAGTACCAGGGCTGCCTGAAGATGGCTAGCATAACTCGTCGGGCAAGAAACGGAACACTGGGGGTCGAGGAAGCCATGGACGCCCTCATAGGAAGGGTTATACTGTTATGAGCGAAGTAATCATCGAGCGGTCGGTCATATACCGAGTGATCCGCCCAATGAACAAGCCACTCGATGCCATATCGTGGGGCAAGATTATTCATGCCACGAGTGCGGCCGAGTTGTCAGCAGAGATAGCTATCGGGGCAGAGGACCGAAACATTAATATCATCCACACAGAGTCCAGGGTGTTCCAGGAGGTGTCCGAGGCAGATGTCACTGACGAGGATTAATGGCTGGAAGATATATGGGGCGCTCACCAGGCCCATGACCGGCCGATCCGCAGAGCAGTACATCAAGGAGAAATATGAAGAGACACCTGATGCTGCGGGGATGCTTGTGCGATCCGCCTGGAACTATGGGATATCGGCCAGGTCGTCTAGTCAGGGGTATTTTGCGGTCCATGTCAGAAGCCGAGAGCCCGCCCGATTCCTCATTGAAGAGGGGTCACTCGCGTCGATAATCCTTGAGCATGGCCCCGGAAATACCGAAAGTAATCGACCTCATCGCCCCGTTCCGGTAGCGGCGCGTCCGGCGGTACGGTACGATAAGCCTATCGCTCCACTACGTCTCAAAAATGTAAGACCCCTGAAGGAGAAGGTTATGGCCACCCGCACTGCCACGTCCAAGTCCAAAGCCAAGTCTGCGCCAGTCGAGGAACCAGAAGAGGTCGACGACGACCTGGAGCTGGAGGACGAGGAACTGGAAGACGAAGACGACGAGGAACTGGAAGACGAGGACGACGAGCTGGACGATGAAGAGGAGGATGAAGAGGAGGAGGATGAGGACGAGGATGAAGAGGAGGATGACGACGACGAGGATGACGAAGACGACGACACCCCCGACTACACCCCGTACGCATCCAAGCCCATCACACCCGTCATGCAGGACTTTGCTGCATGGATGGACTTCGCCATCTTCGAGCCCACTGGTACTTCCATCGCTGAGGTTGGCGCGGATGACCCGGTTCGCCTAGTCGCCATCGCTGGTACTGCCCGCATGGAGTTCCAGCGATCGGCCTTCAACAAGGAGCGCCGGTCCGAGCGTCAGGCCGAGGCTGCGGCGGCCAAGGCCGCCAAGGCTGCTGCGCCTAAGGCCAAGCCCGCCGCCAAGGCGTCGGCCAAGCCGGTTGCCAAGGCGTCGGCCAAGCCGGTTGCCAAGGCCAAGGCTGCTGCGCCAGTCGCTAAGGTCGCCACCAAGGCTAGGCCGGCTGCCGCCAAGGCTGCTACCGCCAAGGCCACAGCTGCGACTGCGAAGCCCGCCGGGGGTCGCCCGGTCACCCGCAAGAAGGGTGCAGCTCCCTACTAAACCGCTAGACCGCTTTGCCTGCTGCCCCACCTCGGCAGGTAAAGTGACAGGGACTCCTGGATACCCCGTAGTTCAGGAGTCCCGCCAAAGCTTCCCTGGTGCAACTAGCGTGTCGTGACGCTGGGGTCCAGAGCATCAGGGGAGGTGGAAAGACCAGCCCCGCGAACGGACTGAACGGAGAGTCTAGCCAATGTCGAATCTCCTCCTCTGGGACGGCAAAGGCATAGCTTCGGGCAGTACCGATTGCGGGGCTGGTTCTGCTCGGCCCGTTGCTCGGACGGGCCGAGCGGACAAAAGCCACTCGGCTCGTGACCCCGCCCGGGCACGAGCCGAGTGCTATGTCAGGAATGAGCCTGACCCACTCAATCCTAGAGTTTGGCTATGATTAGTGTCGAATGGCGCTGGTATATAAGCGGCAAGCAAGCGCCGCAGCCGCAGCCGTTTGAGGATATCAATATTTGCGAGATCGAGATAGAACCAGAGAAGGTCAAGATCTACTATCTTCGGCTGACTAAATAGCCGATAACCAAAGGGAAACCAAGTGACTCCAAGCAACGATGAGTTTTCCTGGATGAGGGCAAGGACTACCAACCATGCCAATCCAGCCAGAGCAGTTTCAGCCTGCGACATTACCACCCGCAGCGATCTAGAATCTATGCTGGCAAATACCGTGCCACACAAGCTATCGCCGAGGATTGTAGCTCTCATCCCGGCCCACAATGAGCAAGAGGACATCGGCAATACAATTCAGTCTCTTCTAGATCAGACTAGAAGACTGGATGACATTATCGTTATCTCGGATAACTCTACGGACTGGACTGTAGTAATCGCCAATCTGTACGGTGTCCGGGTGATCGAAACGGAAGGCAACACCCACCGCAAGTCCGGCGCACTAAACATGGCATGGAACAAGTACTGCCAGACCGCCGACATCATCATCTGCGCTGATGGTGATACTACGATGCCTCCGCACGCGGTAGCCGACTGGGAAGCGGAGTTCGCTAATGATCCCCAACTTGGAGGGTCATCGAGTCAGCCAATCATGACGGGCAAGGGCTACCTGCCTAGGCTGCAAAGGTACGAGTTCGCAAAGAGCGCAACACAGACCCTAAGCCGTGGCTGGTGCCGGGTGATATCTGGTACTGGATGCGCGTTCCGGAATATCGCTCTACAAGCAGTGGCCGCCCGTCCGAACCAGGAAGGCCCCTGGACTTACGAAAGCGTAGTCGAGGACTACCACCTCACATACCGACTCCGGCAGAAGGGCTGGAAATGCTGGATGTCGGAAACGGTCTTCTGCTACACCGGTAGCATGAAGACATGGAAGTCACTCTGGTATCAGCGTATCAAGTGGGAAGCCGGCACATGCGGTGACTTGCTTCGATTCGGGTGCAATCGCCTGAACTACCGCGAGTGGCTACAGCGCGGATTCCTGTTCATGAACATCAGCTTCTGGATGATATGGACTGCCCTGAACGGTACCGAGGCAATCGTCGACCCCGGGCGCTTCAACTGGAAGTGGCAGCTACTGACGGGATTCCTCATGCTAGTGGAATTCATCCATGTCCGACGCATCCGAGGACACGACTGGGCGCGCGACTGGAAAGATACCCTGCTAGCGGTCCTCCTCGTGCACATGATCATCTATAACCTGATTGCTATCGCCTGGGGCGTAGTGAGCTGGTACAAGGTGCTAAGTGCATCTATGGGCGATCTATGGGCCCCGCAGTACAAAGCCGAGGGCATGCAGGCCGAAGCGATGAAGGTGGGTATCGACTCATGAGCTTCCGTCGCCGCCGTTACATGATGATAGGCATCTTCTCCACCATTCTAGTAGTCATAATCGCTGGCTCTATGCTGGTGATACACACCGTGGTGCTCACGTATGGATCTAGCAATACAGAATCATCATCGGCAACCGCCCCGGCATCAACCCTGGCGAGCGTCAAGCAGGTAGCCGGCCATAAGGTTCCGGTAGCCACCGCATCGCAGGTCCCGGTCCTAGTATATCACGAGATGGATAATGACTGTGCGGCATCTGCTCCGATCTGCCAATCACATGACTATGAGAGCGTGAGTACATCCCAGTTCACGGCCGAGATGGCCTGGATGTACGATCAGGGCTACCACACAGTGACAATGAGTCAGTACCTCGCTTGGCTAGCAAACAAGCAGTACAAGCTACCCACGAAGCCATTCTTCATCACGGTAGACAATGGCATCGGTGACTTCCTAGAGGGAGCACAGCCGATCCTCTACCACTACCGTTTCACAGCCGTCGCATTCCTCGTGACCGGGTTCGCGGATGGCGCGAATGGCAAATGCGGCCCAAAGATCAGCGGGGTAAATGTCCAGCCGGAGTGCCCAAAGGGCGACATTGGATGGGATCTGACATGGCCACAGCTCAAGGCCCTAAGTCCAAGCGTCTACTCGTTTAGTATCGAGGCTGGGCAGGACGGGCATTACCAGCAAGACTATGACAAGAACTGCTTCGCCTTCAATGCCTGTAAGCTACCTGGCGAGAGCGACGCAGCATACACTATCCGGGTCAAGTCGGAGATGTCAGATGGCATTGCCGAGCTGACCTCGGAGCTGGGCAGTCGTTTCAACGGGGATGCCTGGGTCGTGCCATACTCCGACCTGGGCTATACCTGTCCGAAGACCTGCACAGCATACGAGAGTTACGACGGGCCAAGCGGATGGCTAGTTTCCTACGCCGCCACCACGTTCCACGCGGCATTCGTCCAAGACCCGACGCGGAATGGCATTCGCAACGAGCGGTTCCGCTATGAAATTCACGCACTCGATACACTGTCCGACTTCAAGTCTGCCATTAATGGCTACTTGTTGTCACAGTCCTGGGCATGGAGGTGAATCCAATTGACAGCCCACGACGTAATAAATGGCGCATACATCTTCCTCTACATAAATACCGCGATCGCATTCTGTTCAGCGATCGGGGGCCTACCTCGGCCGAAGTTTCTGAGGCGCAGCAGGTAAGAATCAGGGACCGCAGGAGGTTCCTGGCAACAATCGGCATATCGGCTGCCGGTCTAATAGTGGCCGGATCAGATGCGGAGATATCAATGAGGACTCGAAACGCAGTAGGCGAGCACACGGCAACTACGGCCCCGGTTTGTAGTTGGGGGCAGCCAGCTTTCGCACACCAGCCCCCGGCGACTACCCCGCCGCCCGTGGTGGTTACACCTCCTCCGACGTACACCTTTGCCGATGAGTTCAACGGCCCTGCGGGCACACTGCCCAGCGCGACCAACTGGCTTTGGGATGTCGGTTCTGGGGCCTCTATCGGCGGAAACAATGAGACCGAGAACTACGTCAAGTCAACTGCCAACTCTTATCTCGACGGCAACGGGCACCTCGTTATTGCTGTCACCCCGGCCGACGGCGGCGGGTTCAACAGCGCGAGGATTAAGAGCAACTTCCACCAGCAGTTCGGACACTGGGAGGCATCCATTGCGGTACCGAATGTGCCGGGATGCTGGCCTGCGTTCTGGCTGCTCGGTGAAGGCTCCTGGCCGGGCTGCGGCGAGATCGACGTCATGGAGAACTACGGTACCGGTTTCACCGAGGGCACAATCTGGAACGGCATCGCTACCGCTAGCCAGGGTGGCCGCGCTAGTAACCAGATGGACGGCGGGTTCCATACCTATCGCCTGGACTGGGCAAAGGGTTCGGTACAACTGTTCATTGACAATACCCTGTATGCATCCGCCACGCCGTCCAATCTTACGCCGTGGCCGTTCGACAACAACGGTGGCTCGTACTGTCTGCTCAACATCGCGACCAACGGCACCGGTACGAACAGCGTTAACCCGAACCCGTCTCTGCTCCCATCAGCCAAGATGGTCATCGACTACGTGCACTGCTGGAGCTAGCCATGAGACGAGTTCTGACTGGTTGCTCAAACTGCAAGAGATGCTGTGGAAGTGCAGCAGGCAATGCTACCGTAGGTACAGCGAGACTTGCTAGTAGCATAATGACCGGGTCATTCCTTATTCCGAAGAGGAAATGCGGCGTTTGCGGACACAAGCCGAAAGACCATAAGTGATAATCGGCATACAATCCCAGAGGAGGGACTGCTGTGACAAGAAATATAGGGCATGATGATACGGTCGGGATTCCGATCGTAAAGCAGAAGAAGAAACTGAGATGGCCGTACCGGAACGCGACGATTCTCATCCTGTTTATCGTCGGGGTAGGCACAGTTGCGACGGCGGGGTACATCGGGGTGGCCAGGTTCGAGAGCAACCCATCGAGCACTCCGACGACCCCGACCGTCAGCAGCAAGGGACAGGTATCTAGCCCCGTGGAGGCATTCATAGATCCAACGGCAACTCCATCCAAACGCATCGCAATCACACCTGCTGCTAAGCCTGCGCCGAAGAAACTGCCGAGCAACGTCTTCCTGGATACGACAGCGCCCACTTCTACCCCGACGACCACAGCCACCAGTAAAATCTCTGCGACGCCTAGCCGGACGGTAAGCGCCGCGCCGTCCGCGTCGGCCGTCCCTACCCGGGCACCGACGACCACGCCGCCTACGCGCCGTCCTACGTCCCCGCCGCCTACCTCGGCCGCGCCGACGACCGCTCCCCCGACGCACAGTAGCCCAACGTCAGCGCCGCCTACGACAACGCCTCCCACCAGCCCAGTATCAACCCCTCCTACCAGTCCGACTGACACCCCTACTACAGCTACTCCAACCCCCACTCTGACGACTATCGCCCCCACTTCAACCGCACCATCGGGATCGCCTTCATGACCAGCACTACAACTGCCCTCAAGCTTCCTGACAATACCGTCGGGGTGCAAGCCGGAGATGTACTCTGTGTTCGCACCAGCGGACTAGCAGCCGAAGTGATCAACTTTGGCTCGACGCTGCTAGGCGAGCCCGGACTTGACAACCACATTGCGGTCCTCGACCACATCGATGCCAAGAGCACCTGGTGGTGCCTGGAGGGCCGCCCAGGCGGCGTAGGATGGCGGGACGCGACCGGCTACCTCATGAGCCAGTACACCGTCACGAACCGCCATCAGCCGAAGACCGACGAGCAGCGCACCGAGATCTGCTACTGGATGAATCGCCTGATCAACACCAAGTATGACTGGGATGCGATCGTCGGCGATGATCTCCGCGACTTGCACCTTCCGGCAATACCAGACCCGTGGTCGGTGAAGGATACTAATGGGGAAATATCCGGGCACGTCGTCTGCTCCTCGTCCGCAGTCTTCGCGTATCAGAAAGCTCCGTGCGCATACCCGAGGTATGCCATCAATACCAACACTGAGCCATCTGACTGGGTCAAATTCATTCTGGATAACAACTATGCCTGATAATGGCTACGCGCAGGTCATGATAGCCATTGATGACTTCTCTGCCAAAGTTGAGCTAAATCGAAGGCAGATCACGGAGCTATTCGGCATATCGTATGTTCCTGAGCCAAAGCGTGGCGGAACGTTCTACTACTGTCAGTGGAGGACAGAGGAGAGGCACGGCAAAAACGTACAGATCCACAACTGCGAGGTCCCTGGCAGCAATCATGCCCCCTCGCGCTTTCGAACTAAGTCTGCCTACCGTCGGCACTGGAGGAGAAATCACTCGTGAGCTACAGGATTAATATCTCTGTTCACGATGGAATCATTGGCATTGATGAGACCGGCGGTGAACTGCCGGAGGGTAGCTGGATCGTTGGCGGCCATGAGGACCAGTATGGTGCTGGTGTGCATGTAGTTCGTCGCCTGCCTAACGGCCGGCATGTTGCCGAGGCACAGCACCACATAACTCATCGCAACTACGATGACAGCAAATTCGAAGTGATCGAAGAGAAGCCGGCCATCGAAGTTCAGCAGTATACAGATCACAGCTCTCTGGTACAGCATATTGATGTGGGACCCAAGGAAATATCCGATGGCACCCCGAAGATCTACAAGGGTAGGATAACAGGCTCCGGGGAGTCCCGACCGCCATACCATGTCGACATCCCGCTCCCGGAAGGCGAGCGGTACCCGGACTCAGATTGGGTCTGTGAAAGCTGTGGACGTTTTCTGGGGTCGGCAGAAGCTCCATGCGGTAAATGCCCGGATGTCAATTCAGTTCCATCGATAGATGATTTTACAGAAGGATAGTACACGGGGCGGGGTCGAGCAGTATGGTCGCTCAGCAGACTCATAATCTGCATACACGCCAGTTCAAATCTGGCCCCCGCTACGATCTCTGGGCTCGGCGCAGGACGCTGCGCGGTCGGGTAGAGATGCTGTATCCGCGAGGACAGTGTTGGCCGGGAGTAGTTCTCCAGGGGTACTCCCGGCCATCAGAAAATGTCACAGAGGAGGTAAAATGAGTGAGGTAAGAGATCCGGCTTCCGACCAGCCCCTGCCGACGCCCGGCAAGGAATACGTTCAGGAATACATGATACGCGAACTGAACGATGATATGGGGATGGACGATGAACTCCGCGATGCAATCATCCGGAGCATCGAGGCTCGCCGCGAGCTAGGCATCAGCAAGTACGGGGTTCCCCTGCAGACTTACAATGGCAGGGATACCCTAATTGACGCGCTCGATGAGGCTCTCGACTGTCTCACTTACCTCACTCAGCTAGAAATGGAGGACGGGGATACTGGTAGTCTACTAGAGGCTGCGCGATCTATCGTCATACGTCTTACCAAACGTCGTATGTGGCGTGGCGACAAAATCTAGCAGCAAGAATGATCTCATCACGGGGAGGTAGCTCAATGGATAGAGCTTTGGCTTCCGAAGCCAAGAGTGTGGGTTCAAATCCTGCTCTCCCCACCGGAGCGTACGGGTATTGCTCGACGGGCTTTGTCCCTGCTGGAGTATCCGCCGGGCATCTTGCTGCCCGTACGCTCCCCGGACCGGAGGGTGCTGTGGGCGTAGTGGAGTCCGCCCTGCCACACGGGATAGTGTGGCAAGCAGCATCCTCCCTAAAGTTGCTGCGGGCGCCCAGGGGTGGGTAGAGAGCAGCATGGGATGACGGTTCAATTCCGTCCCTGCTCACCCCACATAAGTCGGGAGATTGATGTGATCATTCAGATACCCGTGGTATCTGCAGAAATAAATGGAGAAAAGTACGCTATCGAATTCGATGCCGATCTGATAACTAGTACTTCCATAGCTAGAGGCATAGAGCATCGATTTGACGGCAGTATGGTCATGGACGAATCAGTAGACCTAACATTTCACTTCGATGACCGAGAGAATGGTCCGAAGTGGATTAAACTAACGCAGAACATTGATGCCGAGAGCTAACCATGATGAGAGGCATGACTTGACATGCTGGTGTAGATGGGCATATGCCGGGAAATGGCCAACATGGTCGCCCTGTGCTCGTGACGCTGATACCCCCGCAGAAGAGGAATGGTTATGGCAATTGACAGCAAATACGGGCAAATTGATATCACAGGCATCGACTACTTCGAGCCAGTGTTCCTGTTCCGTGGCCAGGACGCACTGCTACCAATGATACTCGCATACTATCTTGAAGTCTGTAAGGAATCCGGTGCAAGTGAGCATCACCTGGAGGCTATACAGGGGGCTCGGCAGAAAGTTATAGACTGGCAGAGGGATCACATGTGGGACGTCAAAATTCCGGATACGACTAGGGATCAGATTACCTTTGAATAAGAAGTGCAATTCTTGCAAGAGGCAAGCTGTATACTGGAATAGCATAATCAAGGCGGTAAAATGCCACGCATGCGGACGACAGATCAAGAAGAAATCAGATGACATACCATCTGAATGAAGTGACATCTGGGGATAACCCGACGGGATTCCAGGTTATCATTAACCTGCCGAATGAATATATGCGATCACTAGTCGATAAGTGGATCGCTAGCGGAGACTTCAAGGACAAATTCTGGTCTTGGGCAGGAGCCAACGAACTCAATGAGTAGCCCGGTACCGTGCCATTACTGCAACACCATGGTAAGTGTAGATCCAAACGGCACGGTATACGCTACGCATCCGAGGCATCCTTCGCCTTGGTTTTGCTGGGCAAGTGCATCCGGGAAGCATCACGTAGCCAAGGATGAATCAGATGACAAAGCAGATAATCGACCCAAGTCAACTGATAGTAACGACTAGCTCGCGCTCTGCTTTCAGACGCTGTCCGCAGCGCTGGTACTGGCAGTACGTCATAGGTTACCGCGAGCGGCGCGCTAGTGATGCTCTCTGGTTCGGGATCGGTATTCACGAGGCTCTGGCTGAATGGTACCTGAAAGGTTTTAAACGTGGACCGCATCCCGCCGATACCTTCGCGGCCTGGCATGGCGAGGAAGTCCGAGAAATTCGTGCATCTTATGCTGATCGCGATCGGGGAGAGATGGATGAGGCTAAATATGAAAACTCACTCGATCTCGGCGTAAGTATGCTTGAGGGATACATTGACGAGTACGGCAGAGACCCAGACTGGGTAGTAATTGCAATCGAACGGCCATTCAAGGTCCGCGTAATCAAAGATGGCAAAGTAATTGCCTACTTCATGTCAACGTGGGATGGGGTCTACCGCGACCGCCGCGATGGGCGGATCTACCTCATGGAGCACAAGAGCGCGGCCCAGATTCAGCTCGCCTATCTTGAGCTGGATGACCAGGGTGGAATCTACTGGGCGCTAGCCGGTTCTATTCTGCGCTCTGAGGGTGTCCTGAAAGAGGGCGAGGAGATCGCAGGTATCACATACAACTTCCTGCGGAAGTCCATGGAGGATGAGCGGGCCCGGAATTCTGGCGGAGAGTATCTCAATAAGAATGGCACCGTCAGCAAGAAGCAGCCCCCGGACCGTTACGTCCGCGAGCTAGTGGAGCGCTCAGCGCGCGAGCGCAAGACTCAGCTTGATCGGCTAGCAGATGAAGTGTGGCTCATGAAGGGCATGATAGAGGGCACCGTCCCGGTGACAAAGAGCACCACTAAAGAGTGCTCATTCTGCCAGTTCTTCATGGCGTGCAAGATGCACGAGCGAGGTAGCAACGCATGGAAGGAAGTCATGAAGGCAGACTTCGATGTCGTTGATCCATTCGACAGGTACGTCAAGAGCGCAGCGTGAGCGAGCCAACCGCCGAGCAGATAACTCTGGAAACTATTCGAGTGCTTGTAAAACGCATGCTCGAATTGCCGTCGTATCCACCTGTGGATAATTATCGAGTAGGCCATTCCGATGGCTACCGCAAGGCGATGCAAGATGTGAAGGCCATACTGGATATGAACGGTAAGCCGCCAGATACACCGGTATTCTTCGGAGCGTAACGCAGTCTGAGTTTTCCGATTCGCTAGCGCGGTTCCGGCCGCGCGAGTATACTAGACCTACCTCGGAACCCTTAGGGAGCGCATATGGCTACTTCGACTCGGCGCGGTGCACGGAAGCCCAGGGCAAAGTCATCCTTTGATGAGGAGCCGCAGAGTATGGAGGTGGAGGTCGTCGATGTTGCCATCGAAGACCTTGGAGCATTCACCAAGAGCAAGAACATTATCATCTACGGGCCGTCGGGTGTCGGGAAGACCGTGCTAGCCGGAGGAGCGCCAAACGCCACCTTCCTCAGCACCGAAACGGGCGTGGTAGCAGCACAGAGGGCCGGCCATCAGGCTGGCCTTATTTATGCCCCGAGCTGGGAGCATGTTGTGGCCGGACTCAAGCTAGCAGAGGAGAAGCTTGGGCCTGAGGACTGGCTTGTAGTCGACTCCGTGACGAAGATGCAGCAGCTCCTGATCCGTTGGATTCTAAAGGAGAATAACAAGCGCAACGTAAGCCGCGACCTTGACATTCCGGCGGTCAAGGACCACCAGAAGTGGCAGAACATGTTTAGTCGCTTCATCCAGAATATCATCGATGCGCCCTACAATTCCATTATGGTCGCCACCTCGATGATAAAGGATGATGAGGAGGGCGATGAAATTGTTCTCCCCAACATTGTCGGCAAGAACTTCACCATGGCACAGAACTTCTGTGCTGAAGCTGACATGGTACTATACTACGCAGTTAGCAAGACTGCGAGTACCGAGAAGCATACGGTGCGACGGATTCTCGCCCAGCCCTACCCGCCCTACACCGCCAAGGACCGGTATGACTGCCTGGGCAAGTACTATGACGTCGAAGAGGGTGAGTATAATGCTATGGAAGATATCGTTGCTCTAATCGAGTCCAGCGGTATCGATATCGAGGATGAGGATGAAGACGAGTAATGGTGGTGCAAATGGATACCTACTTGAGGTGCACAAGTCACAACTCAATAGTTACCCGTAGCGGCACGAGTGACCGTATCATTCACAAGAAGAGCGGCGGCCTCTGTGACAGCGCTCGTATCACGCTAGTCCGTACTACCATACTTAGCCGTGGTGAGGCTCTAGAATGGTCCGATCGGATCGAGGCTGGAATACAGGCCGAAATTGGACACTAATATAGACCTGGAATTTCACGATGATGAGTATGGGTGTCTCGGAGACAACGGCATGCCCTGGCCCCGCGAGTTGCGAATCCATAGTGACATCACAAAAGAGCTATGCGAGGATGTCCGGGCATGTGAATGGTACATAGAGAATATCCCGGATCGCTGGCTAGCGGAACACGGGCTAAAACGTGCTCCCGGTGCAGAGTGGGAATCCACATGGCGTCAGTATGACCAGAAGGATCTCGATCACCACAATGCATTCTACTTCGCAATGGACGTGAAACCCTCGTTCGAGGTAGGAGACTGGCACTACCAGGCTATTACATGGGTGGTGAAAGATGAGTGACGGTATCAAGGTATTCATAAGCAATCGGGATATCGACGCTATAGGGATCTACATCGTCCGGGAGTACGGCAGCAAGCGCCATCTCATGAAAGTGGAAAAAGATGTGGAGTCATGGACGGAAATTGAAGATTCCGTGCTCCAAAGCCCGACGCTAACTCTACCAAATGATGTAGGCATGGCAATGCTCGATACTCTGATGCGACACTACCAGGGTGCCAGCGACATGCACACCGTCCGATCCGATTACCTGCACGAGCGCGGACGCGTGGACAGACTTCTTGAGGGACTACTCAGGAATGATAGCTCATTGGCCGATGTAGCCGATAAGCTCGCGGAAAACTCATAATACAGAACGAAGGGTAGGCCACAATGCCCAGGCTACGCATGGATGATGACGAGTTCGATGTCGACGAACTCGAAAATGCAGAATATGACGAGGACAGTCAGTTCCAGCCTTATACCGGACCAATGCCCCCGAACAACACGCTGCTTACTGGGCGGATCAAGAAGGCATGGTGGACGTTCACCGCGAGTGACGACCGGATGATGAAGGTTGTCTGGGAAGCGGACGAGTACGCCGGCAAGTACAAGACGATGGGCGTCTGGGACAACATCACATTCAACGCCAAGAGTAAGTGGCGATGGTACCCGTTCCTCCAGGCATTCGGCTTGACGCTGAACGATGTCAAGAAAAAGATGTTCGTCGTCGGCGATGAGGATGACCCTAACCTCGGTGCCCCAATCGAGAAGATAGGGAAGTGGGTCCCAGGCGAAGAGTCCGCTGATGTTCGTATCATCACCACTAACAAACGCGACAATGGCGGAGAAATGCGCGTCAACGTGGTCAAGTACCTACCCTATGAAGATGAAGATGAGGAGGATGATGACTACGAGGATGATGAGGACGATGAGGAAGAGGAGCAGCCCCCTCCTACCAGGCGAGTGCGCGCTCCCGCTGCGAAATCTGCCGCTACTTCGAAGGCTGGTGCTGCAAAGCGAAGGGCCGCACCGGAGCCAGTAGAGGACGAGGATGAGGACGAGCCCGAGGAGGATGAAGACCAGGAAGAAGAGGCAGCCCCGGAAAGGCCCGCTAAGCGCCGCGCCGCTAAGCCGGGCACCGCTACCGCCGCCGCTCGTTCCGGCCGTCCCGTTCCGGCCCGTAGCGCCGCGCGAACCGGTAAGGTAGCGGGTAAGCGACCCCGCCGGGCAACCTCGCAGGGTAGCGACGAGGAACCACCCTTCTAGACAATGTCGTCTGTCTCCCACCGAGTGGGGGCGGCAGGGTCTGCGGAGGAATGGGATAGGAGACTGATCAACTCTGTCACCTCACTCGCGGCAGACACAAATATTCCAAGGAGAAGAAATGAACCGAAGCTTCGCCAACGGTAATGGCGCATCGAACTCTCAGGGCCCTGGTGACCCGTACTGGAGCATGCGGCATCAGGGCTGGGATATCCGACCGTACAACTTCTATGAGCTCATTAACCCGCTCGCACCCCAGGGAAGGATCTGATGGGCAACAAAAGTCTAGGCAACGGCAACGGCGCAAACGGGCAGAGCGGCCCTGGCGATCCATACTACAGCTCTTGGCGCCAGGGCTGGAATATCCGCCCATACAACTTCTATGAACTCATCAACCCGCTCACCCCTCAGGGTAGGCTGTAATGAACAGCAGGGGAACCAGTGATAGCGGGAGTGGAGCTAACGGGCAGAGTGGCCCTGGTGACCCGTACTGGAATTCAAAGCGGCAGGGATGGAACATCCGGCCGACCAACTTCTATGAGCTGATCAACCCGCTCGAACCACAGGGCAGGCTGTAATGCGCAAGCGTAGCGTGGCCGTAGGCGCAGGGCCTAACCCGGGCTGTAGCTATGCGAACGAGCAAGTGGCACCACTTAACCTAGTGCCATCACAGTCACACTGGTGGTATATGGTATGAACGGGAAGTGGCTGAAAAGCTCGCTTAGCAACTTCAGTGGCAGCTGTGTCGAAGTCAAGGCCTTGCCCGATGGCGGAGCACAAGTCCGGAATAGCAATGATCCGGACGGTGGCATGCTAACCTTCACCGAGGGTGAATGGGACGCATTCGTCGGCGGATGTAAGAATGGCGAATTCGACCTGGATGATGATGGGCGTCTAATAGCCCTCTCTGAGAAGCCAAAGCTACATACCGTAGCCGAATGAACGTCCCGCTCGCGGGTGTGGTTGACCAGCGCTCACGGCCCTCTCTGCGGGCGGGATAAAGGCCCTGCTCGGTAGCCAGCGGGCATTGCGTCCTGTGATATTCTACCGGGCAGGGCCGAACAACCAGGAGAAGAACAACAACCGGAAGGCAACGCTGTGAAGATCGACCGCACCGAACTTACCACCGGTGGCAAGGATCGCACAAAGCGCGAGGAGGACATCGTTTCTCTGTTCAAGGCCGGTCAGGAGATGGAGCCCGAGCAGTACTGGGACATTTCCGCCTCTACTGGCTGGGCGTGGCTGAAGAACCCGGAACTGTGCACATTCACGATCACAGCCGGAGCCATCAAGGGATTCCTGGAGCCGTTCGCCATCCTCGACAGCCAGAAGGGCAAGGAGTCGGAGGGTGGCGGTGTCGCTACTTACCCGTTCAACAACCAGTACGTTCCTCTGTCCGACAAGCGGGATGAGGAGGGCGAACTCATCATCGACATGAACCCAAGCAATGCCGATGAACGTATCGCATACTTCATGTCACTGTACCCGCAGCTATTCCAGGGCGGGAAGCCCGTGGCTGGCGGTACCGAAGCTATGTCTGCCATCGAGGCTGGCGACGAGCACTTCATGGACGAGTTCGGGGATCGCAAGTTCTCTGACCGGCCATTCCGCGGTCGTGTATTCTGGAGCGACGGCATCCTGAATGACATCGCCAAAGTCCGGCGCTATCTGTCGCAAGCCAAGCTGGGCGAAGGACCGACCGCCGGTTATGGTGACCATGGGCAGTGGATTGAGGCCTGGGCCGTGGGCATCCTCGGGGAAGGTCCCGACGAGGATGGTAACGACCCCGGGAAGGACGCATACAACCAGTTCCAGGATCTGGCCAAGGATCACCCGTGGATCCATTCGTACTACTTCCAGGGAGTCAAGAATGGGGCCGAGATCTCTGAGGACATGGCAATCGCAGTAGTCCCCGGCTCGCAGGGCTAACCCTCCCCTGAGCGCCCTGCTCGAATTACTCTGCCGACTCGCCGCAAACCCGTCTGGCACAACATGATTCGAGCAGGACCCTGAAGTGAGGGCCAACAATCAGAAGAAAGGCATGGCGTATGTCAGATGATCTGAGGTTCCGTAACATGTCACTGAATGAGCCCGTGACAATTACACTACCGGCACATATCTGGTTGGGATTCATGTTCGCCTATAGCGATTCTGAATGGAGCAATCTCTGCGCCGGGAAGATTGCCTTCGAGGCTCAGAAGGCAGTTATGGACCCAGTATACGTAAAGGAACAGGAAGCCAAGATACAGGCCCAGGCGGACATGCAGCATGCAGCATTCCATCATATGTTTACCGGGCAACATCCGGAGAATCCTCCGAATGTAACTGATGTAGGGCCGTTCGGGATTAATTGGCCTAGCACGGAGCCTGATCAGGATGGATAGGCAACCACTGACCGCCAAGGGCATAGGAAAGTGGATTAGGTCATGGTGGTGGTCTCCGGGAGGCAGGCACAAGAAGGAAGCCAAGCGAAGGTCGGCACGCCGCGAACGCCCGAAGGGCAAGAGGGACATTGAAAAATTCTGACGGAGTGGCGATCCCGCTCTCGGCAAATGAACTGAAAATCCGGTACATCAAGCAGAATAATAGCGGGAGGCTGAAGCCGGGTCAGAATCGGAGGGTCAAGAAAAAGCAGAACCAAGCTAGGGGGCACAAGGAATCATGAAGGTCATCGTTATTGGTGCGGGACCGGCCGGGCTAGCAGCAGCGCACGCTGCGACCGGACAGAAAGCCGATGTAACAATTCTAGCACCGGCTCGGATGACTCCACAGGAGGGCCCACTACTTCTGCAGAGGCCGATACCGGGCATCAATACCGATCACCCCGACGGTACCATTCATCAGGTAGTTATCGGCGGGAGTATCCTGCAGTATCGCTACAAGCTGTATGGTGATATCAATGTAGGTATCAACGGTGACATACTCAGGCAGCACTATCATGCATGGCGGCACCGCGAGACGTACGAACGGCTCTGGCAGCTATACAGCGGTCTGATCACCGATTATGTCCTCACACCTCGTGAGATGCGCAACATTCATCGCGAAGCCGATCTAGTGGTTAGCACGGCCAGTGCGCAAACCATGTGTACCGTCGGGCACCACTTTCTGTACAAAGAAGTTGGAGTCACACCGGAGTTCTCGTACCCAGACCAGCCTGACAACACCATCATATTCAATGCAGCACCGGCTCCAGCATGGGTGCGCAGCTCGCGGGTCTTTGGTGTACCAGTAACGGAATGGGCAGTCGGCTCACAGCACGGGATGCCTACGAATGCCAGGATCATTCGAAAGCCGATCTCAACAGACTGTGACTGTTACACGAACATACTTCGCACCGGGCGCTTCGGTGCCTGGAAGAATGAAGTGTGGATCGATACAGCATACTGGGACACTTACAGCGCAATAGAAAGTATCAATAGCGCACACATCAGGGACATCGGCGATCTGTATCCAAATCAAGTGAATATCAGCATACCGAAGGACATGGGCGATGAATTTGACCGGCAGCCAGAACCCGTGCCTGATCTGCACGGTAATCAGCAGCAGGGGTTATATCGAACGTACCGAGCACGGCATCATATTTCTGCCAGATGATCCTATCGTGGCGGGGCATACGGTAGCAGCGTCTCTGATACATGTCGAGGATGCATTGGCCAATCCCACAATTACCGCCCAGGTAATTAGGCTAGCCGCAATGAAGTCTAGGGGGCCCTGCTCTATTGTAATTCCAGTCGGCTCCGAAGTAGGGCAAATCTATCCACACATGTATGTCGATATTGTACCTGCTGAAGCCGGTCGAATCGCATTCCAGAAAAGCAGCGGAGGTAAGAGGTAATGGCTCCCGGTAATAGCGTCCAGAAGTGGTCCGACGTAGCAATGTACGAATCAGCCCACAATGCAATGGCTGATGCAGGACAGCAGGTGGAGCCAAGAGTAACCCTCGTCTCAATGACTCATCAGCCGCTCCGGACGATGGCGGCTGCGTGCGAACTGTACATCGGTCACATGGTAACTGACCCGATGGATATCAATAAGCCGCTAGCCATGCACTGGCTAGAGGAAATGACCAGGACAGAGCTGCAATCGGGTCTTGAATTCATCGATTTGCACTTCTTCTTCGAGGGTGTCACAAGGGCCTTCACTCACCAGGCTGTACGACAGAGGACAGCTGTATTTGTGCAGGAATCACAGCGCTTCGCAGTGAAGGAAAATGCCGAGCTTGAGGTGGCATACCCGCCGAGCATCGCGGGTCTCGACGATGATCACCCGATGCGTGTCCTGTGGGATCAGGCCAATGAATATGACGCAAGCGTCTACAATGGTCTGATTGGCGGCGGTATCCCGGCTGAGGATGCCAGGGGTCGTCTGCCACACAATATCACCACTCGCATGCATTACAAGACAAACCTGCGCAATCTCATCCCGCTAGCTGGCAAGCGACTCTGCTCTCAGGCTCAGTGGGAATGGAAGCAAGTCTGGTATGAAATGATCCGTGCCATCCTCGACTATGGACCGGTGCATGAGCGCTGGCAGCAGCGCGAGATCATCAAGCTATTCAAGCCAATCTGCTATCAAACTGGCAGGTGCGGGTTCCACGCGGAGTCCGATCGATTCTGCGCCATCCGCAGCCGGGTAGACGTCCACACTGCAAATGGAGATAACCCCACGACGTGGGTTGACATCGACCCACTCGAACCACTTCGTGAGGGTGCAGCTCGACTCTCGCCCGCAATGGCCGAGCATCTAAAGCTCCCGGTAAGGTACTGCGGAGATACAGACACGCACGAGGAACACGAGTACCTATACCATCTTGCCAATTACAGGTGCCTCGGGATTCGCTAGTAAGCTCGCCTTGCAGTCGGTATCCGACTACCCTAGGGCTAGGGACGGTAGCGGCTAGGGAGGTAAAATGGCTGATCTGATTCTGGGGCTAATAGCCTTCCTGGTCGTGCTCAGCGGTCTAGTGATGATAATGATAGTAGCGGTAGGCAAACGCCGCCGTGATGCTATCGCTAGGCGCAATGAGCCACAGGTCATGCAGAAAAGGCTGCGAGATCTGAATGCCCTCATCGATAGGATCAACCAGGCTACTACCGATGATGAGCTTGACAGCCTGGAACGACGGAAGGGTGAGTAGTGTTCCTATTCGTGATCGCAATCATCTTCTGGGTCATTGCGATCGTATTTATCGCCTGGGGTGCTCTGGGTCCGGATCTATCCCCACGTTCAGACTCGATCTGGTCTCGTGGAGCTAGGTATGGTGCTGGAGCTATATGCGTCGTGCTTGGCATCGCCTTCTACGCGGTCGGCGGAATCAAGAGCGTGCCGCCGAAGACTGTGGGAATCCCGATCGCATTCAATTCCGTGTCAGGTAGTACACTGAGTCCGGGAACACACTGGACATGGCAACCATGGCTCGGCGTCGTGGACGAAGACGAAACTGTTCAGACCACGACCTTCGAACCGGGTGGTACCGACGGCGTGATGCAGAATGGTACTGAATCCTGCGATGGCTCCCTGCCAGTACGAATCGGCGGAAACTTCCAGGCCTGCGCCAAGGTTACCATTCAGTGGAAGATCCTCCCTGCTGCCGCTGGTGGACTGTTCGAAGACTACGCTAATCAGGGTAGCCTGATGTCAACCATCACGAATGCGGTCGTCATCCGGGAACTGGAGCAGGTCGTGAATAACGTGGTGGGTGACTACTCGCCTATTACCGATACCACGACCGTAAACACGACGGCCGGAGCCCAGAGCCAGTTCACCGGGTTCAGTTCACAGATCCTTGCGCAGATGCAGCATGACATCGGCAATCGGATCGACGTGATCAGCGTCTTGTTCCCGAACATGCAATATCCGGCACCAGTGGAAGCGCAGCTACAGGCAATCCAGCAAGCTGCTGCCAATCTCGTCATCGCTAAGACCAACGTCCTAGTCAACCAGGAGAACTCGCAGGCATTCGCTAAGCTAGGTGACCCGACTGTGGCCCAGCTCATCGCACAGTGCCTTACGGACGTCAAGAGCGAGAACAACCTTCCGGCTGGGTTTAGCTGCTTCCCTGGTTCAACGAGCGGACTCGCACTCAACACAACCCCCGCCAAGTAGCAGAGCAACACACAAGCCCCCGGTGTGGCTCGGCCACTGCGGAGTAACCGGGCCACACCGGGCCTGAATTTGGACGGACAATAATGGAGAAGATAGACAATCGCTTGTTCAGCTGGGCATCAATCCTCGAAGATGGCGCGAAGCAGCAGGCGCTTAATACTGCCTCTATGCCATTCATCTTTCCGCATGTTGCAATTATGCCTGATGCTCACTGGGGCAAAGGCGCGACGGTGGGATCAGTCATCCCGACAATTGGCGCAATTATGCCGGCAGCTGTGGGAGTCGATATCGGCTGCGGCATGATCGCGCACCGCACAAGCCTATACGCGGAACAGCTAGAAGACCCTGATCTCAGGCGGCGAATCCGGGAGCGGATCGAGCGAGCCATACCGCTGTCAGTAGGTAAGTACAATCAGAAACTATGGGACCGGAGGACCGAACACCGGGTCAATATCCTGGCAAAGATGGATGGGGCCGAGGACGCCACTCAGATAGCCGACTGGGATATGCAGCTTGGATCGCTCGGCTCGGGCAACCACTTCATCGAAGTCTCAGTAGATGAGGAAGACCGGGTATGGGCATTCCTGCACAGCGGCAGCCGAGGCGTCGGCAATAAGCTAGCAATGAAGTCCATCGCAATTGCCCAAGCATACTGCAAGTACAATTGGGTGACGCTACCTGATTCCGACCTCGCATATCTTGTCGAAGGCACGCCAGAGTTCAGGGACTACCTGCGCTGCCTCTTTTGGGCGCAGGAGTTCGCGCGTATGAACCGCGAAGAGATGATGGACCGTGTCCTTGGGTGCATAACTCAGGAGATAGACGACTGGTACGTATCTGAGCGCATCCAGTGCCATCACAATTACACCGAGCCGATGACCGAAGATCTACTGCGGCGCTTCAGGCCATCGGCAGATATAGAGGGACATGTATGGCTTTCGCGGAAGGGCGCGATCGACGCCAGTGAGGGCCGTATGGGGCTTATCCCTGGATCCATGGGGACGGCATCCTACGTTGTCTCGGGACTCGGCAACACGCTATCCCTGAACTCATCACCGCACGGCGCAGGCCGTCAGTATGGGCGGAAGGCAGCAGAGCGTGCATTCAGCTTCGCGGACCTAGAAGAGGCAATGCAGGGTATCGAGTGGAGGCACTCAGACAAGTTCATCGATGAAATCCCCGCCGCCTACAAGGATGTCGATGTCGTCATGCGAGATGCGGCAGACCTAGTCAAGATAGAGCACACCCTGCACCAGATTATTAATGTAAAGGGTGAGTAATGCCAAGCTGGGGCGAGGAGGATGTAAGCCAGACAGACACGGGATTTGAACTGAGCGACATAGCGCTAGAAGAGATAATGTCAGAATCATTCGGAGAGGTAAGTCAGACAATGAGTCAGATCACCTGGGGATATCTGAGGGATTGGGCTAGCCAGAATAATGTACCAGATGATGCAGTAGTCGGAGATGAGGACACCGGGGAATTGGCAGTAGATTTGTCATTCAACCCAGCAGATCCGTCGGTAGATGAACCGGCCACGCTATCTATTCAGTTCGATGATGTCAATGAGTAAGACCGAGCTTTACGTATCTCTGGACATCGAGACCGATGGGCCTTGCCCGGGTCTAAATAGCATGCTAGCAATAGGCGCGGCCATGTACCTAAATGGCAAAGAAATCGAAACATTCTATAGCACAATTGAACCTCTGCCGGATGGCATGCAAAATAACGATACCATGATATGGTGGAACACTCAGCCCGCTGCATGGCTAGAGGTCAATCGAAATCAGAGAGCCCCGCATGAAGTGATGGGTGAATTCGGTCTACTTCTGGACCAAATGCAGAGCACGTGCAACGCAAAGCTAATTCCGGCAGCTTGGCCAGCCGCCTTCGACTTCGGGCATGTTAACTACTATCTACATCAGTTCTATGGCATAAACCCTCTTGGCTTCGCATGTCTGGACATTCGAAGCTACGCGAATGGGCTATTCAATACACCGGGATACTATGAGAAGATTTCAGAGGGTGATCTGTACAAGAAATACAATGTTGATAGATCTGGGCTACGGCCCCACGTCGCTGTAGACGACGCTATCGGTCAGGGCCGCCTACTTATGGCCCTAATCCACGAGGCTGAAAGTCGGAGGAAGTAGTGAAGCTGCGTCGTCCATTCGAGAAACTCATGGAGCTGGTCGATGAAGCCCACAATAAAGAACCGCAGAGTAAAATAAGAGATCTGTCGAAACGCTGGGATGAAACCCCAGAACGCATAATGGACGCTATCGATGCGCTCCGCGTTAAGAGCGGCGAACGCACTTACATTGACTTGCCGGAGGAGAAGAAGTGAATATTGTAGCACAACTCGCCTTTATAGATGCGAGGCTCAGGCAGCACGCAAGCGTACCCGGTACAGACGATGAAGTTAGTCAGAGAATAATATTCACTGAAACTATGGATGCGATTATAAGCAATATAATAGATTATGAATCGGGCATAGACGAAACAAAATGCTACCACAATACAGAGGAGATTCGTAGCGGGGAATGCCATCGAGCAAATCATGGAATAGACTCGCTAAACCTCATAGCTGGCCTATGGTCCGACCACAATGACTATATGGAGATTTTCCCGTGAATCAAGACATGAATGCAGAAGTTTTCCCACACCCGTTCGGGCTAATCGGGCATGTCGCCATAGCCATGGGTAAGGCTATGGATTTCAACTCGACTCCGTATCTGCGAGGCGAGAAGTATGTGCAGCTAGGGGCCGGCAAAAAGTTGATCCAGTACTGGGATAACCTCGACTACCCGGAATGGGATGCAGAGAAAATGCCTCTGCCTTATGAGAATGACTCGATCGCCGGTATTGCGTCTTATCACACTCTGGACCACATCAAAAGAGTCATCCCGCTACTGTCAGAGATTCAGCGTGTGCTAAAGACAGGTGGATGGTTTGTAAATATAGTTCCACATTACGACTCGGAACTCTGGCACTCTGATCTGACACATGTCAGCCAGTTCGGCACCGAAACCTGGCGCAGCGTATTCAGCACGAGGCACTATGATCACGCTGCCGTCGAGGGCCATGTAGAGTGGAAGCTAAAGATCGAATTCAACATGATTATGGGATTCACCGAACGAAATACGGTACTGGTAACAAAGCTCACAAAGGGGGCTTGATGCCAGAAACAGGATCATATCGAGCACAAAACAGAGACAAAGTTATGCAGAAGAATTTGAAGAAGCAGTTCAAAGCTAGGGTAGAGAACCCATGGCCAATGTGCCATGCTATGGAGCTGCACCTTGAGGGCAATAGCATAATGTCGGTAGGGAATGATTTGCTGGAGCACCTCGGCTCGCTCGGCGTCGATGAGTCTCAGATCACAAAGCTGATCGAAGTAGAAGATAGGGATAGGTGATGGCCGCCTGTGTAGACTGGCCCAACTGCGATGGCAATGGGCGTTACTGCTGGATAAAGTGTCCACCGGGAGTCATTATGGTGACAGAGCAAAATAGCGAAACGCCGGACGCGGCGGCCGACCCCGCGCTAGGCTACGGGGTAGCGGGAATCCCCGGCCGGCACCCCATAGGCATCACCGGATATAGCATTCACCTCAAGGGCACACTTACAGATCAAGGAGTACGAATTCTAATGGGCTCGGAAGATGACGATGTGCAAATGGACAGGGAAACAACGCGTGACCTGGCCGGAAGGTTCCTTGAGGACATGGGAATCACCCCAACCCCCGATGCCCTATCGCAGCTAGTTGAGGTATTCATACCATGCCTCCGGATTATGTGCAGTCGTCCATGGGAGCCAGATGGTAGTACATGGCGTAGGTCGGGCAGGCTCGGTGTACTAACCGACGCCCACAAGAAGTGGGATAGGTTCTGGTTCCGACTCTGGAGGCACGGGAAACTCCATGACGATTCAGGACTAGACCTCATCAACTTCATAGGGTTCACTCTTAGGTCGGATGACAATGGATGGGGTGAATGGGGAGAGCCTGGACCAACGGACAGGGATAATGTTTAACATAGTGTCCGGAGTAATAGTTAGCTGGGTGCTAGTTGTATCAGCACTAGTACTCGTGCCAATGGACTTCACATGGCGGGCAACCCTAGTTCTGTATCTTATCTGCACCACTGCGCTACCTATCACTCTCATGATTATCGCCAAGCAACTATCTAAAACAAGGTTGGTGGTTGCAAGGTATGATGATGGAAAGCAGATCAGGGTGAAATGTACAGACTGCACGGGAGGCGCCCAGCTCCTCGGAAGACCACTTCCAAAACATCTCGGCCTAGATCAAGGGCAGGATAGCAGAGGCCCATTCTTCAACCCGCCACAGGCCAATGTTCACGACTGCAGGACTTGCGGTGGTCGAGGAGAGATGCTAAGCATTAGGGAGTAGCCCGCTTTGAAATTCATTAACTGCCACCATCACAGAAGGACATGAAATGGGATTCAGACTGTCATTTGGTATTGGCCCACTTCGATACTCGAAATCTCTGTCTAGCAAGAAGAAAAGGAGAGGAGCACAAGCAAAGAGCAGCAAGACTGCAGAGCCAATGCACGGAATAGTTAAAAATGAAAGAGGCAAGGTAGTTTGGACTTGTGAACACAACCACAAAACACAAGCGGCAGCAAAATCATGTGCAGACCGTTACATACGAAACGTCACCCAGGGTAAGTAGTCGAATTGACTGAAGGAGAACTGCAATTAAATGAGATGATGCTTGAATGAAAACGCCGGTAAATTTCGTTAACCTACACCATCACACTACATTCTCATTTATGGATGGATATGGGAGTCCAGCCTCCCACGTACAGCGTGCAGTGGAGCTGGGATACTCGGCGGTAGCTGCGACCGAGCACGGGAATGTTAGCTCTCACTTCCAGTTCGAGAAAGCAGCCATCAAAGCGGGCATAAAGCCCATCTTCGGTATGGAGGCATACTGTGGATCTGTTCTTGAAGAAAATGACGAGGCACGGTTCATCCTGAATGAACAGGGGAATACGATCCTTCGGCCAGCGAGAGGACAATACAAGCACCACCTCACAATCCTCGCCGAAAATGCCGCTGGATACCGAAGCCTCAACAGAATCGTCACCCAGTCCTACCTCGATCACCATTACCATCCAACGGTCTCTGGTGACAACCTTGCGGATAACTCCGAAGGAATCATTGTTCTTTCGGGATGCAGCGGGAGTCTACTTGCCTGTGCACTGCTTGGAGGTAAGGGAACTCCAGAGCACATCGATAGGCCAGACTATGGTACAGCAGGAGTAGTCATTGAAAACTTCAGAGCACTCTTCGGAGACAGGTACTTCCTAGAGATCCAGCCATTCTATGAACTACCACGTAGCTGCGCCATGAACAAGGCATATGAACGGCTGAGCAGAGAATTTGATGTACCACTAGTAGTTACGCATGATGTGCATTACCCTGAGATGGCCGATGCGGAAATGCAAGCCGTACTACATGCCGTAGGTCGCGGTAAGGCTAGCGTGGACGACGCCATGCGCGAATGGAACTACAAGGTGCCGCTGACGCTGCCATCATCAGATAAGGCACTAGCTAATCGCCTGAAGCGCACCGGGATATCGCGGGACTCCGCGTGGGCCGCGATCGAGGCAAGCGCCTACGTTGGCAGCCTATGTAACGTGACTTTGCCTAAAGCGGAACGTCTCCGCTACAATGCAACGGAAAGGGATATGCAGCCATGGACATGAATGACGTACTTTCTGCAATCGAACGAATTGATGACTGGTTGGATGATAACACCAGTAATGAATACAAGGTACAGCCACTAGCACAAGATCTAGCAAGAGTAGCAAAGGCAGGGGAGGAAGCAGGAGAAGCATTCGAGGCATTCCTGGGTTACACGGGACAGAATCCAAGGAAGGGATTCAGCAGTGAAATGGAGGATGTATTCAACGAGCTAGCCGATGTTGCAATAACCGGAATCGTGGGGATACAGCATTTCACAAAGGATGTCGAATCCACAAAGAGAATTATGCTGCAAAGACTTTCATACAGGATCAATAAGATCCCGGAGGATCAGTGAGGTATGTATACCTAGAGATAACAAGAAGAAAATATGACGGAGAGCGAGCTAGGCTAGAGCGAATATTTTGCGGCATAAAAATGCATCAGATAGCGCAAACGATAGGGTGCCACAGGCAGTCTATATATGCCTGGGAGAAGACCGGTGTCGATCCAATTACATCAGACAGGATATCATACCAAAGGATAGCGCATGCTATACACAATCATGCTTCACTCGATTACTGGCCTTGCCCTACGCTAGTTAAGCTCGCACCCGAGAAATGGACCAAGTACAGACTAATGAATATGCGTACGATTCGGAGATGGTATGAGCAACAATGACTTTGATGAGGAACTAACATCAGAGGATCTGAATGAACGTCGCAGACTAGAGCGAACATTCTGCAGGATAAGATTGTACCGGATCGCGATGATCATAGGATGCACAAGAGGAACAGTACAGAGATGGGAAAGGGATGGAATAAAAACTGATACAGAAGCCACCGAAGCATACCGTAGAATAATGCGAGGCATACATAATCACGTCACCGTAGATTACTGGCCTTGCCCGACAATAATTAAACTTGCACCCGATAAATGGAACAAACGTCGAATATCAGAGCTGTATGCAATAAATAGAATTTCCGCCAAATGCAGTGATTGTGATAATTTCATAACGGGCACCGGCAAGACCGGATTGTGCCAAACTTGCTGGGTCACAAAAAAGAACAAGGCGGCCGTAAAATGACATCAGAAGATCTATATTGGCAGTGGCTCCGATTCGGCTGGAATTACCGGCAGCTTGGCAAGCGACCAGTAGCCGAAAGGAACTGGTACGGTGAGCGAACAAAGTATGAATCTGGCCTAATTCTCGGGAAAGACTTTGCAGACTTCTTCCTTGCTACGAGCGACATGGTACGCTGGGCCAAGGACTACCGAGGGCCAGAAGCTCCACATGGCATACCTATGGGACCGGGGCGCGGCTCGGTAGCCGCGAGTAATGTGGCCTGGATGCTGAGGATTACCGAAGTTGATCCGATCCGGTACCCCAATCTACTGTTCGAAAGGTTCATTGATGTCACGCGATCTGACCCGCCGGATATTGACCTGGACATTTCAGACGAGCACCGGTATTTGGTGCGTGACTATATGTCTCGGCGTTACGGTGCTGACTGCGTGGGAACTGTCGCTAACTTTGTTCGCTATCGTGGCAAGAATAGCCTGGCTGACGTGGCTCGTGTCTATAATGTTCCGTCTTACGCCAAGGAAGTAGTTAGCAATCTAGTTATTGAACGATCAGGCGGCGACTCGCGATTTGACGCGAGTCTTGTGGACACCGTGGAACTCTTCCCGGCTGCCAAAGAGGTATTCGATACCTACCCTGATCTATGGAATGCGGTCCGTCTCGAAGGCAACATGCGCGGGATGAGCGTACATGCCGCCGGTCTGATCGTTACCCCGACCCCGATTACCGATATCTGCGCGATCTACGACCGCGATGGCCGCTCCATCCTCAGCATCGATAAGTATGACGTCGACTCGGCCGGCATGCTGAAGATGGACCTACTCGGGCTAAGCACCATGGGCGTCATTGCGAAATGCCTTGAGATGATCGGGCTTACCTTGGAGGATCTCTATGCCATCCCGGATGATGATCCATCAGCTCTCGCAGTCTTCAAGCAGGGAGATGTGGTTGGTCTCTTTCAGTATGAGGGAAGAGCAACCCGGCTCATCAATAGAGATGTCAGTCCTGATAACTTTGGAGAGGTCATTGATATCAACGCGCTCTCGCGCCCAGGTCCGCTCTTTTCTGGAACAACTGCTGAATATGTTGACGTCAAACACGGACGACGAAAGCCAGAACGATACCACGACGTAGTAACAAATATCACAAAGCACACCAAGGGTCAGATTATCTATCAGGAGCAGATCCTGCAAACTGTACGGGATGTCGGGGACTTCGACTGGACACATGCCGTCGAGATCCGTCGCATCATCTCGAAGAAGATGGGTGAAGCGGCATTCGACGTCAACAAGGAACGATTCATGGAGGGGGCCGCGAGGCTCCATGGTATTAGCCCAGAGACAGCAGACAGAATATGGAAGAGACTAGTCACCAGCGGAACCTACGCCTTTGTCTATGCACACTCCGTGAGCTATGCAATACTAGCCCTGTGGTGCGCGTGGCTCAAAGCGCACCACCCGCTGGAATTCTATGCCTCGCACCTTGCGAAGACCGACGACAAGGAAGCCCGGTTCCGCCTAATGCGGGATGCGATGCAACACGATATCCGAATCAGCCCGCCAAGACTTAAGTACAGCCGTAGATCATGGACTCCATGGCTCAAGGCCGATGGAACGGGCGAACTAATTGCAGGATGGCGCGAGATACCGGGCATCGGCCCTATCGTCTCAGTGAACATCGAGCAGGACGTGAAGGACAATGGTCCATTCAAACATTGGTCTGATATGGAGCGCATCCACGGAATTGGCCCGAAGACAGTAGAGAAGATCCAGGCATTTGCAACATCAGATGACCCATTTGAGCTGAAGCTAACCGAGCGACGACTAGGCAGGGTCAATTCCTGGATCAAGAGCCAGGCGCGCGTACCGCGCCTAACACACGACGGGGCAATGCTAGCCGCGATCAGAATGGATGATGATAGGGGAAGCGGCAAAAAGCACAAGTTCACGAAAGGGCCGCACATAGTATACGCCGGTATCGTTCGCGAGCGCGCCTATCAGGATGCGGCTGAGAACCAGAGGTCAAGGTCTGGCGAGGAGATGGAGGATATCCTAGCTAGTATGTATCGGCCCGACCTTCTCAAGTACTGCTCGCTCCGCTGTTATGATAATAGCGATGAGGAAATATACATCAGGATTAACCGATTCGTGTTTCCGAAACTTCGCAGGTTCGTTGACTCGATTAATGTCGACCATGATGTGGTAGTTTGCTCCGGCAACCGTATTGCTGGATTCGGCACCCCGATTCTAGCCGAACAGATATGGGTAGTAGACCCGGATGATTAAAGTTTACTTTGACTTCAATGACTGGTGGATCGGATATTACCGTGGCAGGAAGTACCACTATGTATGCATAATACCTACAATCGTAATCAGGTGGAGAAGATGGGATTATATGATATGAATAGGCCGCCGCGTGAAATGGTAATATATGAAGTCGAAACTCGAAGCTCCAGGTTTGGAGAATGGATCATCACTGACTTTGAAAGGGAAGAGGGTGCAGCCATAAAGGCATACGAGAAAAGACTGGTGGACAATACAAATCACAGAAATAAGCGAGTGTCTAGGCTTGTCAAAAGGATCATGATAATCCAGGATGAGGTGCTACTTTCAAATGAGTCGGATATACGAGTTGATATGCACAAGCCATAATCCAGCACTAGTGATATCCAATTATGAACGTCACGAGCCATACGTACCGGAACGCTCTATGCCAGCCCTCAGCAATCACCCTGACTGCGATATTATGATGGGAGTATACTCAAACAAACTTGTCGGCGTTGGCTGCTTCGGTATGTCTCTAGAAGGTCCGACCGGTTGCAGCCTAGAACACTCGCAAATGGTTTGGGTAGACGTAGAGTGGCTGCGACTCCTCCATGCCGCGAGTGGCAAGGTAGACATCGCAATAACGAATCCGCTTCACCGTGCATGCTGGTCAGCCAAACGCATACATGCAATAGCCCGGGAGATGGGAGCAAGTGTCTTATGGATATCGATAAATCATATATTAGAGATGCATGGATTAGGAAACTTTGCCCGTGCTGCGGAAACCCTATGTTCGGCTGGACCGATAACAACGGCGATGAATATGAACCGGAGCTGATAGCCGAGGGAGTTGTGATATGCGGGAGATGCGTGGGCAATAAGCACTGCGATGATAGCATATCCGGCAAGTTGACGAGGGAATACATTCTGGATGCGATAGTCAATGGATAAGCGAGCAATGTTTGGATGGTTCGGTGAACCGTGGCCTAGTGTTATATGCTATAACGACAATGGGCAGCTTGATGAGGAAATGCGCAAGCCATTTCCGATCGGCGAGTCATGCCTGTACTGTAAGCATATCTTCGATGAGGAGGCGGGGGACTCTGGGAAGGCAATCCCGGATGTCAATGGTAATATTTCGCATGCCCACAAGGAATGCCTTCTGTACGAAATACTCGGATCAATGAATGTGGAAATGGGGATCTCTGAATCGACCACAAGAGAAAAAGCCATTGAAACTTGGAGGCTACTGTCGAGCAAATATGGCGTCTAAACGCAGGAGAAATGGAATGGATATATCAGAGGAGGATATGGAGATACTGGGGCCAATACTGCGCGCGGCTCGTGATGGCATTATCCGTTCTGGATGGAAGCTTGGCGACCCAATTGAGAACCTATCCGGGTTCATCGCCCTAGTTGTAATTGCCCAGATTACGAAGCAGTTGAGGGAAATTGGAATCATCAAGGAGGAGCCAAAAGATGGGCCAGATGACTGTGGATTCTACCAGTAAACTTCTGGTCGTAAGTATTGATGATATGGATAGCGGCACTTTTCGTGTTCATATGAATCACAGGCACCAAGAGAGTCTTGGGTACGCAGGGAAGCTCCCAAGATTTTTCTTTGCAGACAATACTGAGTATATCGAGCGCTGCTATCGAGCCTTTCATAGAACCCTGCACAGACTGCGCTTTGATCTTGGCCACGAGCACCAGGAATTAGTATACCTACCGGTCTAATAGGGAAGGGCCTAGGACGGCTTAGACCCCCTCCCGGCCGGTACCCCCGACGATTCCCCTAGACCCCCGCGAGCGGCCGGATTTACCGCCCTCACGGGGGTGTTCTATTCCCGGCCCGGACCGCCCCCGCGCCGAGGAAAGGATGCCATGCGGAACCGGGATTACTGGTGCATATGATTATAACGGTTATATAACGCCCCGATACGTTCTCGTTATATGCATTCCGATTTAGGAGTAGGTTTCTCTCGACGGACGCGCTGCAACTGCATTATACCTGGCGCGTAACATCTATGTCTGGAGTACAATGCATCGACTGCGTGGCCTAGCAGGCATTGTCGCAACATCGGCGGCAGCAGTGCTTGTCATCGGAGCCCTCGCAACAGGGGCTATGAAGAATCAGTCATTCAATGGACCAGCCAGCGCGACAAACGGAAGTTCATTCTATGTGCCGGCTGCTGTTCAGAGCCCGAGCGCGAAAATCAATCATCTGAAGATTGGAGGCACGACCGCGCCAAAGGAGATCTCGCGCCCGACCCTGGCTCATATGCCAAACCAGTACTACCGCGTCGAGTCCGGTGATACCCTATCTAGCATTGCTATTGACAAATACGGCAACGCTTCTGATTGGCCCGCTATCTACTGGGCGAACAAGAAGTCCATCGAATACGCCAATGACATCGAAGTCGGGCAGAATCTGCTCATCCCTGCTTCGCACCGGTATGCACCGGTGCCACAAAGTGATATTGCTCCGGCCGCTCCGGCACCAGTGGTGACCGTAGACGCAGCCGTACAGAGCACACATCACAGCGTAGCCGCAGCTGCTACGCCCCAATCTTCCCAGCAGGGGTACGCAGTAACAAGCTCATTCCAGTCTTGCGTGATTCGAGCCGAGTCCGGCGGCAACAGCCAGGTCATGAACTCCAGCGGGCATTACGGCCTATACCAGTTCAGTGAGTCGACCTGGGAAGAGTATGGCGGTAGCGCCGCCGAATTCGGTGATGCCACGCCTGCCGAGCAGACACAAGTATTCGATAACGCGATGGCAAGCCCAGGTGGTGCTGACAACTGGGCACCCTATGATGGATGCTAGCTTGCTCTAGAACAAAAAGAGGCCGCGTCCCTAAATGGGACGCGGCCTCTTTGTCTTCTCTTTCTTGCTGTAGGTTCCTGCTTGCTGCTGGCAGCGTTAGCCGACCATCGGACCCACCACCCTTCAGCCGCCCGCTAGGACGAGTAGCCTCTAGCGTAGCGCGCTATCCGGGGCAGCGCTAAGGATTAAACGATCGGGTCGAATTCTCCGGCCTTGGCGCCAGCGATGAACGCCGACCATTCCTCGTTATTGTATTCATGGGGAGCCTTGCTACGGTCCTTCGTGTCACGGACTGCCATGCCACCGTTAGGCAAGTGCGCGACCTCGACGCAGCCACCGTTGTGAGCCGAGAATGTAGACTTGTACCAGTTCAGCAGACCAAGATCTTTCATGATTCTCCTTGTCTCGATGAGCATCACGCCCGGCAGATAGCAATCGATGCTACCTGCCGGGCGTACGATACCCTACCGCGCGCCGCGTCGGCGCGCTACCGGTTCACGGATATCAGCTAGATGGCGTCGGCGTCGGTGTGGTCGGGGTAGTCGTCGGGGTAGTCGTCGAAGTCTCCAGGGCATCGATCGCCGCCTGCGCGGTCTGGAGAGCTGTCACCGCAGAGTCAAGCCCCGAGGTATTGACGGTTACTCCAGCAGCGGCAGCAGCAGCCGTCAGCTCCGTCTGAATCGTGGTAGCGGCCGTAGTCAGGTCTGCAGCAACTGCCTGGAGAGCAGCGGTAGCATTGTCAACATCGTTCTGGGCGGTAGTCATAGCATTCACTTTCTTGTTGAGTTCATTGATTTGTGCCTGGAGACTTGATACATCATTCTCCCATGGCCATCCCCACATGAGGACTCCTATTGCGGTAGGGTTCTAGTATACCCTACGGGAAATCGATTGTGACTGGAACCGATCCCACATCCTGGCGTGAAATAGTCACCCTACTTTCACCAGGAGGCACGGTAATTACGGATGGACTACTCCATGTTGGTTTTACCTCCACCTCGGACCATGCGGGGCCGAAACCGACTCTAATGATTGGTGATACAGTTGACGCCGCAGAGTCAGCGTATACCACCATCTTCGCGCATCCAGTCGGTACCGGCAGAACGCGAGCGAGTTTATCGGGTAGATCAAGGACGTATGCCATTCCGCTCCCTTGTGGTACTGGTCCTGGTTTCGGAGGAGTAATTGATGGACGAGGCCACTGCCCGTAATCCTCAACGGTAGTGGCATGCCCCCTGATATCGGTATCGCCGCCCGATACCGGTGCAGCAGAGGTAGTCTGATAGAGAACGGCACGCGGGTCAAGATGTCCCCCGGACCATGCCGTGGCCTGCCAGGCCTTTGTGACTAGGCCCGCATTGAGTAGTCGGTTTACCGCGTAGTATCCGCCGTACACTCCGACTTCATACGGTGGCTTCAGATTGACGATAGCCGCGAAGTAGTCGGCTACCGGCCCTAGCTTTGCCCGGGCATTAGCGGGGATATCGGGTAGGCCGGGGGCGTAGTCGGGAATATCGAAGTCAACCGCGAAGTAGACCGCCATACCCATAGGAGCAGAAAGCGCAATTAGCTGCGCAATAGCGAGACCGCCGTCAGAGGTGCCTTGCGTAGCACCATTTACTGCCGCATTAGCTGCATATTCAAATGCAAGGAAGATCGATATCCCCACACCACGCAGTTCGGCGGCCTCGGCCGTAGTGATATTTTTCCCTATGCTCTTGTAACCGGGCACAGAGTCCCATCCGATGTACCGGCCGACGGCGGTTACCCCTGCCGATTTCAGTGCAGCCATTGTGGGCCTAGCAGTTGAGTAATCGACAATCATTCCGTGACCTCACTTCTTGATAACATACAGGATAATGAATGTCAGAACGGTAATCAGCAGTGCAGCTATGGAAACAGCAGCACCTACGTTCAGACGAGTTTCCTGTCTTTGCACATTAGCCCCATCTTCGGAGCCCTCGCCTCGATCAAGGCGACTTGTCAGTCTTAGCTCTAGTGCGCTCACCCGATCAGAGTTGATAGAAACTTTGCTTTCTATCGCACTATTTGATGCATCATATTCCGCACGCGGAATGAATGTTGATGTCTGATCGGATAGCGTTTTCCGAAATTCATTGACACTTTCGAAACGGCGCTCTGCCGCTAGCTCTGCCTTGCCCACCGCCTTCTCTGCTGATGCCAGTGCTGCAGCCACAGCCTCATGAGCCGCGTGCTGCCCATTTATCATGAGTTCTCTAAGACTGTTATGCCTATGGGAATTCATCCTTTCAGACTCTGACATGCGTCGGTCTAGTTCTTCCTGCAGAAGCCTATCGGAAAGCAAGGAGCTGTCGCGCCTCTCATCCATAAGATTCTGCAATGAACTGAACCGCCGATCTATTTCCTCCTGTAGCAGTCTAGTTCTCGTCTCAAGGCCATCAAGAAGAATAACTCTTGCCTCAGAAGCCGCATCTATTTTGGAATTCAGTAGCTGCTCCATAGATGACATTTCGGCATGCATAGCGTCATGAATCATGCTAAGCATTGATGAAATGTCACCATTTGGGACAGTCACGTGCACCCCTAACCGTAGAGATCCTTGCAGTCCCTTAGTGTATCCTTTTGGGATATTAGAGATCGCAGCTTCTTTATATCATCAGCAGCCGTCTTGGATATCTTTGTCCCTGGCGGAACTATATCATTGATGAATGTATCCCAGACTAGCTTGTCTTCCTGCCGGTCAGTATTACTTTGATCACACTGGGTGAGATTTACTTGCTGCACAGATTTTTGTGTGCCCGCCTCCTGCACACTATTGTATGTAAGTCCGATTGTGAGTGCAACATCGAGGATGATCGATATCACAAGTGATACAACTAGCCTACGACTTGCCTTGGTTTTCTTGAGATTTGCAAGGCTCTTGGAAATCTTGTCCATAGACTGGGACAGTGACTCGGCAAGCACCATAGCCTTACGTGCAGCCTCATCGGCATCTATTTTCCTTTCGGCCTCATGGCCGTTACCTGTACCTGCCACTATTGCTCCCCGTGTCCCGGGTCCTGTCCGAGTACGCCCGCGAGGATACTTTTCATGTCCTCCACGGTCTCGCTGAGGTCCCCCATTATCTTTTCCGCTTGTTCTATTAGCTCGTCAATCTCTTCATCCTTCTTGTGCTCATTTCTTTCCATTTAGTTTTCCATCTATGCGAGCTAGGGAGTCTGTAATCTCTTTCAGTGCATCTATGATCATATGTAGGACCGGCACAGTCTGAGATGTTTGCAGTTCAATGAGACGGTCCCTTTGCTCAGTAAGCCTCTCAATCTGCGAAGTTAGTTCGGCACGCATTTTCTGTGCCTGATCCCATAGGACTGTAGCCTCACTAGTCCTAGTGGTTCCGGTTGTCTCGCGCCTCCTCAAAATATATGTTACAACTCCGCCGGTAATTGCAACTACGAATACGAATATGCCTATGAATGTTGATATCTCACCTATCGAAATCCCTGAAGCCGAGGAGTAGGTTCCGATGAGATACTGCATTTCATTAACAGATGGAACAGCATTGGTCACTGCCCCGCCCACATTGCAGCAAGAGCGTTGTTGTAATCAAATGTGGCAGGCTGAGTGGCATCGCCATAGTATATTTCAGCTATAGTATTCAGGTACCCTATGAGCTGTAGTGCGTAAGCTGCATCACTGATACTTCCAGGATTTGCATCATTCGCGGTAGAACCAAAACCCATTGCCTCAAGAGTCGCGAGGCCGGTACCCGTACCATTTATCTGCAGTGATAGATTTGATGCCGACTGTAGCAGGTTACGTAGCGCGACTGAGAGGTTGGTGATGTTCTGACTTATTGATGCCGAATTAGACTGTGCTCCGACGGTCATATGCCTAGCCTTTCCACTATCGAGTTGGTGCAAACAATGCTTGGGCTACCAGTAGTTGCCACCCAGCCAGCCTGAAATCCAATATTAGTTGTCGAAGTGCAGTCAAGACCGGATGTGCTCTGCAAGTCAAATGCATAACTTTTGCTGGAACTACCAGCCACTGAAGTCGTCCAGGTGAAGAATCCTGACAGTGTAGCAGCAGCACTTGATCCACCACTTCCGAATACTATCTGCGCAATACAATGCCAGTGGAATCCATTACTTGTAGCCAGGTCTGGTCCTGTTTGTGTAAGACCCATTACAGTGTTAAATGTGAATATCTGAAATTTCAGGGCAACTGAGGTTGACCCCATCGTCCCATGTCCGCCACAGCTTATCCGATATGCCGTAAACTGTATCGTATCATTAGCCTCGATCACATAGGCCGGGGTGAGATAATTCATGCTTGAAGTAGCATTGCTACTCCCCGCAGCATTCTGCCCCGTTGAAGCTACCATGCGACCGATGGTGCCATTCGGGCTTGTAAAGGCCGGCACCCCTACAGCATCAGACCATATTGTCGTTCCGATTGGACTAGCAGAAGGGCTACTGCCAGATGTGGTACCCAGTACCAGGCTACCAACAACCTGCAATCCCTGTGGGAACGAATTACTGTAAGCATCGGTTCCGGACACCCCGGAAATAGACACAAGCAGGTTGCCAGTAGTCGGGGTACCGGAGTATGCCATATAGCTTTCACTAGTGCCAGTTGCTATAAACTGTGCACCGGTAATTGTAGTGGCATTTACAATTCCGGCAACTACAATTCCACTAACAAGTTCCCCTGCAGAAATCGTATTGGCGGCAATATTGCTACCGGTAATAGTGTTGGCAGCAATATTGCTCGCAACAATCGTGCCAGCCTGGATTAGGGATGATATGATTGTACCAGCTTGAATAACATCAGTAGCATTGAAGGTGGTTGGCTGCCACGCCCCGGATTCCCATTGGCTAATTAGTCCGGTGGTGCTATTAATCCATATGTCTCCGTTGTTAGGGGTGGCCGGAGCAGTAGAGCTAATCGTGACTAGCTGGCTATCCGGAGATAGCGATACGATAGCCTGCCCTAGCATCTCCGATTGGAGAATAGCATTCTGGATCAGGCCTTCAATATTAGATGTACTAGCCGAAGTATTCCCAGATACGGGCGATCCTATGACCTGATTCGAAACAACAGTACCAGGCGAGTAACCGCTACTGTACGGAATTTCAGGAACGGTGTTGAATGTTATGGTCCATGTGAGAGCATTTATAGTTTCGGACCATCCGAACACCAATTGCTGTATCGTAGTGTTTACAAGGAACGATGGCGGATTCGTGATCTGCAGGTAGTCGCCAATCCGCATCGAGGGAATTGACGAGAAGAACGAAGCAACCTGCGATCTTGAAAGATCAAATTGAACAGTGGGGTAACGCTCCTGACTTACCGTGCCCTGCAGCAGTAGCCAGTTCGCTATCCCGGAAATCTGCGAGTCTAGTGATGTACTTACATTACGGGAATAATTGTATCCGGGCCCAATGCCATTTGGCGGAGCCTGTACACTCATAACTCCAACGGTCAGGATAGCATTTACCGTGAATCCGTCATAGTTGGATACAGATACATTATTCCTTGCCATCTGATCATCGTAGGTTGGGGTCATCGAGCCAGCTAGAGTTGCACTAGTGAAGCTAACTACGAGTGCAGCCGATTGACTTTGCATACTAGCTAGGGAACGATAACCAAGTCCAAACTGATCTCTACTTTCATATAGCAAGCCACAGTCAGTATTCTCAATCAACTGCAAAACGTTCATGATTGTATCATCGACCTGCGGGCCCATGGTAGCAGTACTAGTGTTAGTCCCTATGGTCTCAGATGCAATTCCCAATTCAGAGCAAAGCCGAGTGAACCGGTCCATGGCATATTCACCGATGTACCCATTCAGAGGATACTGAGCACTGGTAAGACTTGGCACCTGATAATCAACGTATAGGTGCCCGACGGCCGTACTATACAGCACTCCTGCACGATTTATCAGGACCTTAGACACAGCAGCAATAGTGGAGGACGTAGAGTAGGTGCCAGTTACGCTCTCCGTAATGGATGATGCTCCCGGTTTGATAACACGGAGCGCCCAGGCAATATTAGATCCAGACGGGGTAAGCTCCGCGCTTACCAGTATCGCAACCCCCTGGTAGTTACCGGTGGTTGTTCCAGTAAACAGAATGGTTCCGCCGGAGTTCCTGCCATCAATAGTCAGCGTGCCATTGAAATTCAGATACACTTCAAGTTTTGCAACTGTACCGGAGCTATCGGTCTCTGATATACACCAATCGGAAGTACCCGAGGCACTATCACCACCAGTCGGCACGTACAGAAGATATCTGGTTACATTATTTGTTGGGGTCCCACCAGAAGGAACTGTGAATGTAGATATCGATGCATTTAGCTGGCAGATCGCATCACTGCCCTGGAAATTAGATACAGCCCCGAAGCTGGGCGGACCTCCGCTAAATGTACCATTAGACTCGCCCGGTAGAGCCGCGACCCAGGCTGTTGATCCAGAGCCATCCTCCATGGCCCAGTAAGCATGCGGGGCGCTAGAACCGGTCAGGCTAATCATATTGTACCGGTAATAGGGGCTGCCTATTGTTACTGTATTCTGTGACAGACGCCGTACGATACCGCTAACCGTAATGTTGGCATATACATCAGTGCCGGTAGAGTCAAAGGCTGGCGGCCATTCAGATACCTCGCCCCAGAATCGATATCCACTATAAGTAACAAAAGTGGAGGACTCGGAGTTCACCGAAATCCGGAGCTGAGTATTTCGAGTGATGTACGGGTAGTAAGCCCCGGATGTATTAATCGGGCTGAAACGCCCATCTCGGTTATTCAGAGTGAGTGTTGCCTGAGCAGCCTGTATCGTAGACTGCTCATCGGCTCGACCAATGCCGGTTATCTGTATTGGATTACGCTGATAAACATACGTAGATATATCAGTCCACGTAGCATTGACCAATAGCTCGACTTTGACGCCGAGGATATTAGCCGGGAACGGAGCTACCATCAGTTATTCTTCCCGAACGCACTCTGCACGTTACCTCCGCCACGAACACGGACCCACTTCTTTAGCATCTTTACCATGAACTGTTCAAAATCAGAATTGCCGCCAGTCACTTCGAGGCAAGTCGATCCACTACCACCCCCGGTATCATTAGACAGATGCTCCGGTCTTCCGGTCCCATTGTAGGCCAGGTTCATACCGGGCTTGAGCCAGCCCCCATTGTCATACCAGTTATACTGCAACTCGTGCGCCCAGGCATTCTGCGGATTGCCATAACGCCCAGAGATATATCCGATCCCCCACTGCTCCTGGGCGTATACGTTCGAGCTACCGCCCGCGCTGGCCGGCCATGCGGCCTGCGGCATCTTTGTGAATGGCAGGGCCTGGGGAATTCCATATGCACCGGAAGACGGGTTATTCGCAAACTGGTTCCATCCTGATTCCTGGTTCCAAAGCGCGACCCAGTCTGTCCAGTTAAATACGTCCGTCCATGATGGCATGAGAGCCCTGGCGATAGCCTGGTTTGTAGAAGCACTCCCGCCGCCGGAAGGGTACGGGCCACCGCCCGTTGGCTTTATTTTCCCAAGAGCAGATTTTAGGTCGTTAGCCGCAGACTGTCCGAATGCCCCCTCCCAGTCCTTCGTGAATGTGACCCCGTAGCCACCGGCGGTATCGACCAGGCCGCCAGCGGACATCCCGGGCACACCCATCATCGCGAGTAGCCCTGCATACTTCCTTGTCCTGTATTTATCGACGACAGCCTCGCCAGGCTCCAGGAGTCGCAGTAGTTTGTCTCCGCCACCGAAACCGGGCAGTAGACCACCAGTACTGAGACCACCGAGCACCATATGTGCAGTAGTCTGGCTCATACCGGGCAGAGTAGAAGTTTCAGATATCCCGCCGCTACCACTCATGTGTAGACCGACCGAAACCGTCTTGCCCTTCAGCGCATTGATCTGGCCCTGCAAGTTCTGCACATAGCTCTTAGCATCCTGTGCGGAAATTCCGGTCTTCTCAAGGTCATTGATGAGGTTCTGCCTTGCATTATGATATGCGCTAGTCTCATCACCGCCGTGCGTCAGGGCATCGGTGAACTGCTGCATGGCTTGGGTCGCACCACTAGACTTCAGCAAGTCGGCCTGGAACTGACTGGTAAGCTGTGTCTGCAATACATTGGCGAGCTGCCCGGCCTTAATCGTAGACTGGGCTATGATCCCATTCAGGCCCTGCAGAGATGTGCTATTATTATTGACCCATGTATTCAGGTTCTTCAGGCTAACCGTGCCAGGGCCAAGCGCATCATTGATCATTGCAACAATCGTAGCGCGGGCTGCGTCATTGTTGCCAGCGAATGGGATCATCTGCGCGGCTATCGTAGCTGTCGCCGTCGTTAGATTCTTGGTGCTAGCTTCCTGCTGTTCAAGTGCATCGATTACCTGCTGGCCGCTAGTCACCTGCGAGTAGAATGATTGCTGCATAGTATAGTCAGCCTGGGTAGTCCCGCCCATAGCAGCACCGACTAGGCTCACCGAGTTCTTGATATCACCTAGAGTGTGACTAGCAGTAGATGCAGCGTTGCTCGTTGCACCGAAGTTGCTAGTCATGGTAGCGAGTCCAAGAGCGAACGTGTCTAGACTCGACTCGCCTTCGGTCACAACAGTCATCAGATTATCCTGCGCCTGTGTGATGCTCTGGATACTATGCAGCATGTCGCCCAAGAACTGCTCCGGACCACTCAGAGCATTCATTGCAGCAGCGTACCGTCCGGTGCCGGTAGCTAGCGACTTGATAGCATCATTGTATCCCTCAGCCTCAATAATACTTTCTGCAAATTGCTGCTTACTTGTGGTCAGGAATTGGCTGCTACTTATTCCCGCATTATTAAATGCAGCGAGAGCATTGCTAGCACTCCCAAATACACCAGCAGCAATTTTCATATTGCTATTGTATATTGATTGGTCCTGCTGTGCCGTCTGAATAACCGCAGAATAATCTTCAACATTTTGTTTGGCTTGGTAATAAGCCTGTGAGTATTCTATTACTTCATGTGTTACACCATGGAAATCAGGTAGCTTTACTTCGTGCGCAGAACTTGCAAGATCATTTTGCTGCTGCTTCGCATAATAGAGAGCTGTGCTGTAATTAGTTATATCATCAGTTATAGTAGAGCCTAGTGCAGATAGCTTTACGGCCGTGATAGACTGCTGGACTCCCGAGGCAAACTGCTGTGCGGCACTTTTCGCATTTACCAGAGAATAGATAAGGACACCTATCGCAGCTGCTGCAATAGTAATCCATCCCCATGGCAGAGTTGCAGCACTTTCGGCTTGAGCTGCAAAGTCGCCCATAACATTAGCTGCGCCACTAGCCCCGATCTTGCCAAATCCCAATCCAATATTGAGTAGCATAGGAGCCAGACCCGCTAGGGTCTTGGACACAAGGAGAGCTGCGGCAGTCCCTAGAAGACCTATGTAAAGGAATGCTCCATGTGCTGCGAGACCAATCCCTATCAGTTTCTCGCCTATACCAGACCCCGTAACGTTCTCCACAAAGTGCGAGAATGCATCCGCAACATTCAGGATGACCTCGGCATAACCCGGCATCACCTTGAAGAAGTTGCCAAGAATGCCACCAATGTTACCTATCAGGTCACCCCAGCCAGCCAGGTCAGATGCAGAGTTCTTCATGAACCCGCTGAACCCAGCACCCTGCGTCATCGCATAAGTGAAGCGAGCCCCTAGCTGATCTAGAACAGATCCGGCGGCTAGCGCTACGCTCTGTAGAAGTCCGGCATTCTTATTGACTACCTGCAGGCCCTCCCCGAGAAGGACATACACCTCTGGCTGAGCGGCCTGATTCATTTTGGAGAATGCACCAGTTAGTGGATACACAGATTGCCCGGTCATATCAATGACCTTGTCCATGTTCACAAAGTGATTGTATATCTCATCCGCACTGTCAACTCCGGCGGCCGCAAACGCCGCGAGGCCAAGTGCAGCAGGTATCAGAGTCGCGCCAACTTCAATTATGCCATCAATGAGCATGTGAATGCCGGATGCCGTAGCAATAAATGCCGGCAGCATTCCATTAAGTGCTCCACCGAAGAGAGAGAGGTGTCCTCCAAGCCCGCCCCATAGGATTCCGCCCGACTGCCACATCGGGATACCCCTGGTAAAGTTGTCATTGAATTGCGATAGGACGGCGGAAGCTACTGCGAATCCACTACTGCTCAGAGCACGGAGGTCGCCAAGAAGAGAACGGGTTCCACTTCCTGCCGATGCCATAGCACTAACTAGACCATCGCCGATAGAGCTTGCATATAGCCTCGCGCCAGTGATGGCCTGACCGCCCATGTAACTTCCGATATCACGCAGGGCATTGAAAGCATCACCGACAGAAGACGGGAAGGCACGCCACGCATTGCCAGCGGAAGTCGCGGCATTAAGCATTTTATCTTGCATGTACTGCCCGAGAAACTGCAGGACTCTATATGTACCCGAAGCACCGTTTGTTACATTATCCCACATATTAGCTAGATTAGGTAGCATGTTCGAGAAAAGATCACCGAACATAGCGCCATACCTAGTGCCATCATCAAGGCCAGCAGAATAATCTAGAACGTCCTTTAGTGCATCGCTGAAGGCATTATCAGAGTCACGAAGGGAACTGCCCATATCCTCGGAAGCTTTAACCGCATCATCCCAGGATATAGCAAGATGCCCCATATCCGCATTCGCGAGCTTTACTGCATCATCCCATGCCGTCAGGGAAGATACATCGCCAAACTTCGGAATTTTAGATGCATCATAATTAATGGGGACACTAAGCCCCGTCATACTAAACTTGGGTAGTTTACCGATATCAAAGTTTACCGGGATTGTTTCGCTAAGCTGCCCAATCCATCCTAGCTGCTTAGTCAGACTAGACTGGTTAATGTTCATGTCCATGATGTCAGCAATGCCAGCTTGCTGAATAAGTCTCTTCAGGAACTGCAGCTGTGTGATGATCCTGCCCTGCGGAATGTTAATATCCGCTATGTCTGCGATTCCTAGGGACTGCACCCTAGACTTAATTGACGTCAGTGACGAGTTAATTTCACTCGTGCCAATCTTGACGATTGACATATCACTGATATTTTCCTTGAGCTTGTCTATCTTGTCTGATACACTATCGATGTTATCCGACATAGTGCTTGTATCAATGGCACCCTTGGACGCACTCTTCAGCGCCTCCATCTTGGCGAGGGCAGCAGCAAATGCAGGCCCGGTCAGATCTGTAGCCGTAATCCTAATGTTTACTTCATTAGCCATAGTAATCCTCCTCCCGTGGTGCGCCCTCGTCCTCGATATGCCCCATATGGTATATCTTGAGAAGACTAATGATGCCAGCTTCCTCCTGCTTAACGACGCTAGGGACGGTGTGAAATCTGTCGCAGAGCCCGACGATAAACTCTGCTTCGTACAGTTCGTTTGGCTTGGTTATTATCCGCCCATCCCGAGTGATCGCTCCAGCGAATCGCTTCCATTCATCGAGCCTTTTCCCAGTTCCTCGGATACGCCCGCAATAGCCTTCTGCCACTGCTGCAGAATTTCCCGGATCACCACCTGCTCGTGAACGGAACATCCCTCCAGGGTGTGCGGAGTCGGCTCTCCCTCTCGGATGGAAGGGGTATCCTCACCCTCCTTGATCGGTCCATTCTGAGGGTTTTCCAGGTTCCAGTCAATCAGGTAGTCAAGGAACCTCTGCGTTGCTTTGTCATTATTGTCAGCCACATCGACGTTTGTTGCGGCCTGCCAGCGAAGCATTTCGTTGAACTCCGCGACCGTCGGGCATCCCACCTTGATCCTAAGCCCATCAAGGAATGTGCCCTCGAAATGTAGATTGTAGACAGTCTTCTCCGGACGGAATCCCATTATAATCCCTTGCATTATGTATGTGATTGTATATGCGATGTAGCAGGCGAGTCCCGACAGATGAGATGTAATATCCATCGGGACTCCCCTGGTTAAGCGTGCGTTGTCCATGTAGGGGAATTACCATCCGCGAGTTGCCCTGGAACCTGCCAGGTAAGCTCGCCGGTATTCGCACGAGTGATCTGGTAGTCAGTCAAAACATTGTTTACCACGAGGCTCGGCTGACCGGTGGTAGCTCCCAGAGGGTCAATCTCGACCGACCGGACTACTGTCGTGGATGGTACTGTCGCGAACACCGCGTGCGACATATTGGCAGCAGTATTGAAAACCCCGTTGAGGGTCAGCGTGTAGTCCGCGAGGAGCAGGATCGTCTCATTCGCAAACTTGTCAACACCGGTGACATCCTGCGTCGCGCGGGGCGTCGTGAACGCATAGTTCGTGCAGTCATTGGTGATCGTGCGAGCCACAGAGCCCGAGTCCTGCACGATAATTGCGCCACCAAGTCCAGAGGTCTTTGCCATTGAATTACCCTCTCTTCTGTGTTTCTATAATTTTGTTCTGGTTGATCGAGAAATCCTCGACCCAGTCATCGATGTACTTATGCTGCACCGGCGGCGCGAAGTACTTACGCCAGTCCCCTGCCCTAACGAACAGAAGCGGTTCCCGGCCGACCGGTAGCCGGTGGTCATGTTTCGTTCCGGCAAACCCCTCGTTGCCGGGAGGATAAATGAAATGGAATAGATACATTCCCTCTCGATCTATCGTGTATGATCGTGTCTTATCGTGCGTGACATAGTCGAATTGCTTCTCGCCAAGAGGGGTGCTCTTGTCAATGGTAAGAACGAATCCGTTCAGGAAGTCTTCACAGTTCACCTCCTCACATGTCGCTTTACGCCAGTGTGTACTCAAGGGACGCGACCAGGAGTATGTCTTGTAATTTTCCGGTCCGACCTTAGACACCAGTCTGTTTAGAGGCGGCGGAGTGAATCTTGGAGGCATTAGAACACCTGTCCTGCTGTAAGGTTCCTATTCATTGCGACGACGAAAGAACAGTACGTAAATGTACCAGTCGTAACTACCTTTAGGAATTCATCTACAGTGGTAGTGTTTGATACAGACTGGCGGAATCCCCCGATTGCTGTCTGCGATCCGAAGTCCATCAGCGTCGAGTAAGTACCACCCGAGGTAGTGGCATGTGTGATTGTAATGTCTACCGATGTTCCGACAAAGTCCAGTATCTCTAGGTAAGCCTGAGCCCCAAAGTTAGTCGCAGCACCCTGGTCGACTGCGCCTCCGACAGTCGCTGCAGTATCCGTCCGAATACCAGATGTTAGGAGGGTTCCCCACTCATACCCGAATCCGCTTGCGTCCACCTCTACCTGGAATGTCAGGTTGCCGTTGGTATCGCGCGTGCCATCGTAGTTCAGCTGAACCCCGGTCATGCAAGCAGCAGGGTTGCCAACAGCAGTGCCACGAGCATACATGCAAACCGTATTCCCCCGGGGAAGCGGAGCCAATGCATTGTGCATAGCACCAACAGCAATCCAGTTCCATGTGGGAGCTGACGAGTACGTCATGGCGATACTCGCGGAAGCAGGGAGGAGGTAGGTGCCAGCTGCAGTGCCAGCAGTTACGCCATTAATAGACACATTCGTCACAGTCCCGGTAATAGTTACCAGTACGGCGAAATTGTATGTGCTAACATACGGCACCGTGCTCCCGGGAACAAGCGGATTTGTAACTGTTGTCGCATCCTCGAACAGCGATGTGAACTTCATAGTGCCAGAGCGAAGACCGAATAGCCGCGCCTCCGCAGACTGCTTGATTGATGTAGCCTCAAGGACGGCAATGGCTCCGCTGATCGAGTCAAGGGAGGCAATGTCTCCAGACAGATCAAAACCGCCAATGTAGAAGTTGTCGCCTAGGCCTGACTGCTTTGCCATTGCACCCTCTCCTTACGATATCTGCGCATACATGTCGTTTATAATTACGGGAATGGTAACAGTCATAACTCGGTACATATGCCTGTCGATTTCTACATAACCGGCCTGGGCCGAAAGAGATGTCCCTGTCATCCCAAGTAGGTCCAGCGCTCTGACATCATCATTACCGCCGAGCTGGAAATCATTGGACAGATCATTCATCAGCTCAGCCGTAGCCGCTGTAATATTAGGGTCTATCATGTCAAACGGCTGTGATGTCATAGACGCATATATTCTCTCCTGTAGAATCAGCATGCCGCTGGTAGCTGACTGGCCGGAGCTATTAACAGGAGTTATTGCCTGCACCCATATCGAGCAAGTAATGCCATTGCCAGGAGCACTCTTTGGCTCGTGCCCATTTACGCTGTCAAAACGCCCGCTATTCTGAGCGTGACTCTGCAGTCGATCAATAATGTCATTTATTTCTGCATCACTGAATGGCACGATTATGTCTACCGTTTCTCCCACGGGCCTACCCATGCCACCTTGGACAAGGGACATTGCAGCATTCCCGGTGAAACTCAGATCAGCACGGAAAGTGCCGGCACCACCAAATATCGATACATTCGGTCCCACTCCTGGCACATTACTTGGACCCGATGGCGTACCGGACCCGCCAAGGATATTGACCAGAGCCGCCATGCCCTGTACATTTGCGCTGGCAGCAAGCTGTCCTATTCCAGCCTGTACGAATACATGGCCGCCAGTGCCATTAACATTGGCATTCGGGAAGTACCCTACTCCGCCATCTACACTTACTAGCGCGCCAACTCCGATTACATTGGCGTTGCCCTCGAATGTCCCGATTCCAGCTATGACATGCTGCTGGGCCCCGGTACCGGTTACATGCTGGTCCGTCAGGAAGGTGCCGGCGCCACCAGTTACATCTACTAGCGCACCGGTGCCAGTCACCGAACCACTACCGGACGGATTACCAATCCCGCCAGTAACCGCGACTAGGGCACCAGTGCCAGCTGTAGACCCAGATCCCGTGGCCACTCCAGCACCACCGGTGACCGAAACTAGGCTGCCAGCTCCAGTGACTACCCCAGCACCCGTCGGGATACCGGTACCGGCTGTCGCTACTACTATTGCACCAGTACCTGCAATTATCGCAGAACCGGTAGCCGCACCAGACCCTCCAGCAACATCTACCAAAGCGCCGGTAGCCGCGACCGCCCCGGATCCAGAAACTGTACCAGAGCCGCCAGTTACATCTACTGTAGCGCCTACCCCGGTGACAATTCCTGAACCAGACGGGCTGCCTATTCCGCCAGTAACATCTACGAGCGCGCCCGAGCCTGCTACATTCGCTGAGCCGGATGGCACGCCAATGCCACCGAGTATTGAAACGGCAGCCCCGACGCCGGTATTGTTCTGGTCCGATCGAAGTGAGCCTGCCCCGCCAGAAACGTCGACGAGTGCGCCGACTCCTGTAACGTTGGCGTATCCAGCCGGGGTCCCAATCCCGGCAATTACACCGACTAGCGCCCCGACGCCAGTTATGTTAGCATTGGGAGCAGTGCCAGTAGCTGTTCCCGCCCCGCCAATTACATTTACCAGTGCGCCCGTGCCGGTGGGATTTGCCGACCCTGATAGGGCGCCCGATCCGCCGGTTACCGCTACCGTTGCTCCGACGCCAGTGACATTCGATCCGCCACCGGCTGCACCAATACCACCAGTTACATCTACCGTCGCCCCAACACCGGTAACCCCGGCTGAAGCAGAGAAGGTGCCTGTGCCACCAGTTACATCTACTAGCGCACCGGTGCCCGTTATCTTCTGGTCGGAACGGAGAGATCCTGCTCCGCCAGTTACATCGACTATTGCGCCGACCCCGGGTACATTGGCCGACCCGGCAAGTACTCCTATGCCGCCAGAAACATCGACTAGCGCGCCGACCCCGGTAACATTACCATAACCGGCCGGGGAGCCAGTACCCCCGGTTACGTCGACTAGCGCACCGACACCGACTACATTGGCCGATCCAGATACCGCGCCTGCACCGCCGGTAACATCTACTAGCGCCCCGACGCCCGTTACATTTGCGCTAGGTGAAGTACCGGTGGCTGTGCCTATTCCGCCAGTTACATCTACGAGCGCCCCGACGCCCGTGATCTTCTGGTCGGATGTATTTGTACCTGCACCACCAATAACCGAAACTAGCGCGCCAACGCCTGTTACGTTTGCAGATCCAATTAGAGTGCCAGAGCCACCATTGATATGTACCGCAGCTCCGACGCCCGTAACAGAGCCACTGCCGGATGGAGTGCCTATCCCTCCGGTTACATCGACTAGCGCGCCGACTCCGGTAACCGGTGCAGAACCGCTCGCTGCACCAACGCCCCCGGTAACGTCAATTATTGCGCCAGTACCGGTGATTTTCTGGTCAGAGCGAAGTGAGCCAATGCCCCCGGTGATATCTACTAGCGCGCCAACCCCGGTTACATTAGCAGGACCGGACGGAGTGCCAACTCCACCGATTATATCTACCAGTGCCCCGACGCCCGTAACCGGAGCGGAACCGGATGGGGAACCGACCCCGCCAGTTACATCGACTAGTGCTCCGACGCCTGTTATTTTCTGATCAGACGTATTTGTGCCGGAACCGCCAGTTACATCTATTAGCGCCCCAACGCCCGTTACGTTGGCATCACCCTCGAATACTCCGACTCCGCCAGTAATGTCTACTAGCGCGCCAACGCCGGTAACATTGGCAGGTGTACTGATAACTACAGGCGGGAGCGGCGGAAGCGAGTAATGCGTCTTCCAGGCTGCCGGGGAATTGCGACCGGGCGGGGCCAATTGCGGGATCGTCGCATAGATCGGCACGCCTATGGCCATAATGCAGGAGCCAGGGACGTCATCAGCGGGCGACTGCGTAAATGTAGGCTGCACGAGGCCAGGGCCAACGCTAGTGGCATAGGCATCAATCGTGTCGCCGGTGTTGATAATTGTCCAGCCAGAAGTTACCCCTGTGAACTCTCCATTAAGGTCGGAAGTCGATACTACAGCGGTCCCATTGCCCTTCATGCCAATGCCGGGCACCGTATAGCTGGACACAACCGATGCAAGAACATTGGTAGCTGCTGCATTTAGAATAACAGCATTCGGCGGTATCCCGCTGAATTCTATTACGCCAGCCTCAGACCAGCTTGTGGGAGTCGTAGTAAAGGTGACTGTAACAGAAGTGAATGCCTTAGTGGCACCATTATTATTAGATGGAAGACAGGTAGCAATAGTAGTGAATGCATATAGTGTATTTGCAGAGTCATATACACCTGCACAAGGCGGATTCTGGTTGAGAGGGGTAGCAGTAGTATATGTCCAGTTGTTAGTCCCTCCGGATGCATTATCAGATACAGAGCTAAGGCTGATCGGGTTATTGCCGGTCATCCACGCAGTGATTGCAGCAAAGTACGTGTCATTGGCCGTACCCGTTATCGAGATGACTAGTGACGCACTCGAATTGCCGTTGCTAGATTGAAACTGTACGAATGTCGCCACTAATGTCACCTCCCTCCGCTATCGATTAGTCGAGAGCTTCGACAATCCACTCTGTACACTGAATGGTAGCATTTGCCCCGGCCAGAGTAGCAGCCAAGCCAATCCCCGTAACCTGCGTTGTGTCTATGCCTAGCGCAGTTTCGCCGGTGATGTTTGGCATGGGCAAAACCGTGTTCCCTGCGCTTCCAAGCGCGACCGGGTTAGCCGGTACAGAAGAGGAAATTTCAAGCCATGCCTGCGTCGAAACGCTACCCGAGGTTCCGCTGCCGACTGCTGTGCATCGCAAAGTAGCATCCATATGCCACTGCAGACCAGTTACAGAACCCGTGCCGGTAGTGAGGCCAACAGTGGTGGCGAACGTTGTATATGTGTTGTTGTTGCCCTTGTTGCAACGTAGGAGCCAGGTTGCTGTTGTGCTTGTGCCCGTTGTGGTCATGTATCCGCGTGCCATACAGCGGATAACAAGTCCGGGATACCATCCGAGCGGCTGACCATCTGGGTTAACCGATGCCACATCGGATGTTAGAGCCGCAGCCTGACAGGGAGATATCGTAGCGGTAGCAGCGGTGTTGAGAGCAGTGCCGGCCCCGGTTGCCCGCGAGCTGCCGGCATTGATCAGAGAGACCCAGCTCTGGTTGGCCATGCTAAATCGATTCCCAAGACGCTAGGCCATAAGTTGGGTCGATCGTGTACGTCCAGTTACCGGCGGTAGATGTTACCGTCTGCCCGAAGTCGATGATTGCGACCACAGGGTAGGAAGCATCAGCCGATCCAACCAATGTGGTATATATGAACCCGCTGGCAGCCGCGAGGGTAATCGTCGAGCCGAAGCTGATTGGGCTAGTGCAAGTCCACTTTTCATACTGGGCGGTGGTCCCAGTTCCAACTGCAAGTGACGCAAGGCTGACTCTTGCATAGCCACCCGTGCTCACTTCCGTGTATGCACCGGTAATCGATGACACAAACTGGTATGCCCACTGTGTAGCACCCCAGGTGGCCGCCGCAGACGTGCAGAGGCCCATTTTGAATGCACCAGCGGTGGCAGATGTTAGGTTGATGGAGCCCGCATTTATCAGGCTCTGTGCATACGGGTAAACGTGCGAGGTAACAACGGCCATTACATAATGCTCCTATCAGGATAGATTACCGGGAACCATGAGGCCGCTTCCAGCAGCACGCTCCATAGCCGTCTTCTCACGAACCCCGAGGTGCTGCATGCATGTTGGTAGTGCAACACAAGCCATTATCATCTGGCCACCTACTACCTGCTGCTGCCAGGCAGCAGCGTTCGTTATGGCAGGTCGAACGGAATCTGAGTATGATGGCTCTTGCCCATCGGGCTGACCACTCTCTATCCACTTGTTCCTGGCAAGCACATATTCAGAAACGCAAGACAGGCACATCGGGTAAGTCGCTGCGGAAATTACCTCGCCCTCGATGATCCTCTCATCCATGATCTTGCCATTGTAACTAAACAGATTCCGCTCGGTCACTGTATCCTCTTCTCAGTAGTCATTGATTTCACGTATGTAAGGCTGTATCTCTGTATATGCGATATCCGGTGTTGCTGAATCAACAATCTGAGTCATTTTCCGGAAGGTGTGGTATCCCGGGAACCGGCCGCCCATGCCACGCTTGACGCGCCCCGGGTAAAAGAATGTATTGCCAACTGCCACACCCTCAATCCATGGGCCATATATCAGGTCATCTCCAACAACAAGCTCTGAATCTTGCGTGTCGCGCCTGGTGTGAATAGACGCTACTAGAGCGCCAGCATTCGGCGGAATCGGATTATGTCTGGGATCACCGCCATTATTCCCAAGATACATGTACTGCGTCGGCAGGCAAGCTCGAATCAGGTTAACGCTCATGTCTCCGAGTACACCCTCAAGATGCACCTTGTATCTGTGTATTATGCCGGGAACGATACCAGCCGGTATTGATCCCCGCAGAGTAACGTCGATGTATATCGTCATGGAGTCGCCTGCTCGCTAATGCTAGCAATAGACTCTTTGGTTATCTGCCTACGCCCGGGGTGATCAGGGTGATGCTTCCTGCACAAGTTATATGTGAGACCTTTCGATGCATCAAAGAATTCATGGTGACCTACTCTCCAGCACCACCTGGCGTGACAATTATGTTTCTTGTAAACTGCTACAAGCGCGCCAACAATAGTGACCTCGGCTATGTCACTACCGAAACCAGACCAGAAGTTATAGTTAGGTGGCGCACCAGAAGTGTTCTCGCTTCCGGTCATATACGATAGCCAGTGCTGTATAATGTGCCACATTATGTGTAACTACCCGCCCATGCCAGGAGTCCAGCGCCGATAATTACACCATAGGTGATTAGAACTGCCTTGACACCCTTTTCGGGGCGCAGTCTAGATATCGCTGCGCCTACCAAAATAACTAGAAGCGCTGCTAGTGCAAATGCTAGTATTCCTCTTGTAAATATAAATGGCACGCACGGCAAAGTACAGGCAACTAGGGTCGCTAGGCCACAGGAGACTGCAGGCCAGAACCCGGTCTTGTCATCGCTGCTACTAAGGTATAGGGCCGCGAACATACCCACTAGCTCACCGAGACCATCACCAAGTCCTGCGTGCCATATCGCAGTCTGATTTCCAGTCAGGCTGGCCATGATCGATACGGCTAGCGTGACACCGTCTGCTGACCCCAGGATGATGGCAATACGCTGCTTGGACATCGTCATATGACTCGGGTCCTTAGCTTGCGGACGTAAATGCTGTCGCCTAGGAGCTGCAGCAGGCCCTGGTATCCGACGCCAGGGGCTGCCTCTGCATTAGACCCAAGGAAGTTCATTGCCGATCCGGTCTGGGAGTTGTACGTAGGCACCAGGATCGCATAAGCAGACGGTTCGTTCGTGATACCAATCACCGCCGTTGCAATGGCAACATCCTTTACAAGACCCGGCACCTCACTGATAGAAGCCTGGGTGCCTTGGGTATATGTGGACGGACTTGTGCCCAGAACACCTCTGTTTACCGAAAGAAGCCTATTAGCCCATATAGTTGGATTATTGTGCGTCGTAAGGACAGAGCCACCCCATCCTCGCTTCACTACAATATTATTGCCATAGATAGTCTGTATCAGCATCCACTCGGAATCGAGCAGAAGAATCTCGCTCGCCGAGAACTGGGTTCCATCCGGGACAGTGAGTGTGTTATCGTTATTCTGAGCCGAGTTGCCGCCCGAACCAGTAGTGGCAATACCGGTCGAGATGTAGTTGCAGTCAGTAACGAGCATTCGCTCGCTACCAATTATGAGTACATCCCCAACGCCCGCTCCCGCGAGCGGCCCAGCGGCCATCTGAACGGTATTCTGGGTTGTGGATGTAATTGCCGCAGCAATCGGCCCACAGGGAGTCGTATTCGTCCAGAACCCAAATGTGCCGGTGATCCCAATGTCATTCTGCGGCGTAGTGTTATTGCCGAAGGACGAATTGAGATCCCGGCGCAATTGCAGGGAGTTGTACGGCGGACCCTCATTGATGGGGTCCATGAAGTAAGTCCCGGTGGGAATGACAACTGGGGTGTCCAGATAAGTCCCGGACACCACGAGCGTCGGCTGCGCAGCCATCTCGTACTGGTCGAGCCAGAGCCGCCACGGATAGGCATACTGGTAATTTGGCCAGTCAAATACATATGTAGTATCTTCAGGATAGAACTTGCGCTTGCACATGCCATCTACAGCGCCTGCAGCTGCGACCAGCTTTCGGTCAATCTGCGGCGCTGTGTAAGCGGCAGGCTTGATGTCCAGCGCTCGCATTACCTCTTCGCGAGTGCAGTAGCACGGACGAGTTACCGTCGCAATTGCCATTCCTGTGCCTTGCTTCCTTGCCGAGAACCCTCTTGGGGTGGGACTGGCTTATATTCAGTTTTGGGCTATCTTGTGATCACTTGCCTCGCACGGAACGAGCCCTCAGGATCTCTGACCTAGCTTCTGCGATCTGCCCCTTGAGCGCAGGATCTGTGAGGTCGGCTTCATCGAGTAGCTCATCTGCCATGTCGTAATCCTCGGCATCAAAAGCCTCGCGAGCCAGGTGAAGCATATCAGCAGCAGTCTTCTTTTCCTCAGTAGTCGCCGGTATAGCCGGAGTCACCGACATTTCGTCCGCCGAAGAGTCCTTGGGGCTCAGCTGGCCTTGTCCAATCTCTTGGGTACTGCCATCCGTCGAAGGAGCAGTAGAGGATTGTGCTGGGTCCATTGGAGGGTCCTGTGCGAAGGGGTTCTCCGCATATTGGGCAGGCGATTGGATCAACTGATCCGTTTCCCGGGCTACGGAGCCACTCCATTCTGGCTTGCTTGCGGATGTCGAGAAGCTGGTACCAGCTGATGGTTCACCACCGCCCTGCCTGAAGAAAAGATCAGGCTCTCGTTTCACGTCTGCGTTACTAGGTCCGCTTGCATTGCTAACACGAGGCACTATCTTTTTCCCCAATCTGTCAGGAACCCGCCAGCGCTAGGCTCGGCTTCCGAGTAGCCGGACGCGGGCGAGTCGGCCGATTCGGGCGGGCTAGGATCGCCGCTCACGGCCGGTTCGGCGTCCGGGATAGCGTCGGCGGCCGGAACGTCCCCCGGGGCCTCTCCGTCGCTCTCCGCCATTTCACCAGCTTCCTTCCCGGGGCGCGGCGTAAAGCATGACGGGCAAAAATACTGGTTGGTGATACCCGTCGTACTACATACTTCGCATTCCCACATAGCTACCTCACAGAGCCGTAATCGTTGCGCCAACGTCATACGGAACGTAGGTGATAGAGTAGACGATCGCCCCTGTGTTAGTTGCGCTTGTCGTAACGTCGATTGTTCCTGCTGGCACTATGCAAATACCGCCGCTAGATACCGGAACGCCTATTGCTGAAGTAGACCCATTGCCGATCATGACGCCACTAGTCCCACTAAGCACGAGAGCCGCAGGAGTTGTAGCATTCGTGAAGGGCGGAACGGCGAGGTACTGACCTACAGCTAGACCCGAGAGGGAGGCGCTAGCCGCAGCTATTGAAGCCGCAGCCGCAGACCCTACTGTAGGAGTATTGCCAACCGATAGGGTACAGGCCTGAGCCTGAATGACTGTGCTTACCACGCTATGGAGACTGGTGACAATTACCCGGCCGCCACCAACCGTGAATATGCTCTGCTTGGTGGAGGCCGGCAGGGTTTTCGCCCCGCCGGTCACCAAGAAGCCATAATACACGCCGAACAGCTCGCTTGGCTTCGGGAACACAGACATGTTACTGTACCTGCGCTACCTGAGTTGAACCGATACCCACGCCCGGGTAGTTATCGAGCGGGACATAGTGCAAATACCAAGCGATCGCACCCGTATCATTCGCACTTGTGGTCCAGGTAATGGTGCCCGGAGGCGCAACGAACGCGCCCGCAAGCCCCACATGCTGCCCCAGAGTGCTAGCCCCGCCGCCCGGACCAGTACCAAGGCTCTTCGCATTAGCCCAGGTCCAGGTCGGCGTTGCGACCGTGTATGCGACGCTGATGCTGCCGTGCGCCGGAACCGTGTAAGTCCCCGCCGTCGTGCCAACCGTTGCCCCGTTCACTGTTACATTCGTGATCGTTGCGCCGTTAGCGCTAATCACGGCCGAAATGGCAAACGAGTTCGAGTTAGACTGCGGCGTTCCCGTCGCCGGGAACGTAGGCGCAGACACAGACGCACTGCCGTTGATCGGGGCATGAAGCCATGTCCCAACTGCCAAGGAGGTAATCGCCGTGGCATTGGCAATTCCAGCGGTTTCCGCCGTCCCCGTCGTCGGAGCCATACCGACGCTGAGGTTTGTAGCGGTAGCGCCAATTGCAGTAGTTACCACACCCATCAGCCCGGTGATTAGAACTGCACTACCAGTCACCGTGTAGAGGGTCTTCGTTGTGTTCTGTGGCAGCGTCTGCGCTGCCTTTGTGACCAGTGTCCCGATAACGATGTTCCGGAGCTGATTGCCCTGGATCAGTGCGTCACCTGGGGGATAGGTACGTGAGCTCATGTTGCTCCCTAGTTAACCGCAGCACCGGTGTCGAGGGTAACATAAGTCAGGTACCACTTGATGGCGCCAGTCTTACTCGCCGTAGTCGTCCAAGTGATGGTTCCAGCTGGGACAACAAACGGAGCAGACAGCCAAACCGCACTTCCGGCGTGCCCGCCGTTAACGAGCGCACCGGCCGATCCGGTAGAGGCTTGCACGCCAAGCCAGGTGCCGACCTCAGCGCTAGCAATCGACGTGGTGGTCGCGATGCCAGAAGTCTCGGCCGTGCCGGTAGTCGGCGCAGTACCAAGCGACAAGCCCGGGTCCGTGCCCTGGATAACCGTGGACACGACGCCGAGTAGCGAGGTCACGAGGACCGAGCCACCACTAACGGTGAACAGGTTGGCCGTAGCAGTCTGCGGGAGATTCTGGCCCGCCTTAATGATCTGAACACCAAGTGCGATTTCTCGCAGCTGGTAACCCTGGATGATTACTGACATGACTATTCCCCTTCTGTAAAAGTCAGGTCAGCTAGACAGGATCTCAAGGTTGGCCGGAGCGCGCTCGGCAACCAGATCGCCCAGCACAACGTAGCAGAGACCGCTACCAGTGGCGGTAGCCAAGAGGTAGTTAGTCGGGTCCGACAGCTCAGACGTGAAGACGTGGAATGCCGACATCACAGCCGTAGTAAGACCAGTCGTGGTACCATGCGTGTACGTCTGCAGAGGACCGGGGCCGCTACTCGGCCCGCCAGTAAGGTATGGCGCAACCGTAGAGTTGTAAGTCAGCTTGCTCCAGGCAGCCGTACCAGTCGAAGACGTTGACCAGTAGACGTTCTTGATGGCATACAGGGAAGACGGCGAGCCGCCGAACCCGGTCTGCTGCTGGAGGGAGATGACGGCCGTCGCGCCAGTCACCACGATCATCGCGGTGCTAGCGCCGCGCAGCTTGAAGGGGGCACCAGACGCGACGGGGATGATATTGACATCCCGGCCAAGGATTTCCATACCTGACATTTCGTAACCTTCTCTTGGTAGTGGGCGTTACTGCACTACTGCTCATTCGGGGGCGGGGGTTTCAATGCCCGCCCCCTACTCTGTTATTCCGACTTTGGTACGTACTGCGTTGTAAAGCTCAACTGCACAGTCGATAGACTGCCCTTGCCGCAGTGTCCGCTAGCATTTACGCTGTAGCGAACATCCTGCGTATCGGTAGGCTCGGTATTATCCTGAGTCACCAGTTCCTTGGCGAACAGTGCAGCAACAACACCGAGATTATTTTCATTCACATTCACGCCGTCAAGACTCGCTAGCGTCTGCGCGCGCGTGCCCGCTGCCGAGAATGAGAAACTCATGTCAGACCGTCGCCAGCTGAACGAACGGAGTCAGGTTCGGGCCACCGTTGTGCGGGGTGATGGACGACTGAATCCAGGGCCGACCGTCAAGGCGCTCGATGACGCGGAACGCCGTCTTGTCGTTCTGGAACCGGTACTGCTCGCTGGAGGCAGACTGCATCATCTGCCGGTCACCGATCAGGTAGTATGACATGTCCACGAAGTTGATCGCACCCGTGGTGCCGAGCACCGGGGTCTTCTCCGTGAAAAACACCGGGCGGCCGAGGATGGTCACGGGCGGGGTGCTCGCACCAGGGCTCGTGTAGTTACCCATCCAGACCGGACCACCGCCAGTACCCACGGACAGAGCCATGGTCGCCAGCTCGGGGAAGGTGTCGATGGAGGCAATCCACACGGCGTTGGCAAGCGCCGTCGGCAGCATGCGAGCATACATGCCGATGACGTTTTCCCAGACAATCGTCTTCGTTGCCTGGCCAGCCTGGGTCGCGACCTGCACGGAAGCCGGGCAGTTGACGAAGCCGAGCGGCTCACCAACACCCGTACCGTTCATGAACGCAACATCCTCGTACCACGCGATAGCGCGGGGGAAGATGGTGTCGAAGAATGCCGAGAACGCAGGCGCGTCGGCCAGAAGCTCGTTCGGCACTTCCGCATACCCAGTCAGCTTCTTGGCATCCAGGACAACCCGGCCGAAGGTCGCCTGGCTCTCAATGAGCTGCGCACCTTCTTCCGTCCAGTAGCAGACCACGCCACCGAAGACGCTAGAGACGTTGCTCGTGGTGTCGATCATGGGGATCGGCACTCGCAAGCTGTCCATCGGGATGACCTGGGCACGCGGCCGGACGATCGCCGTCTCCAGCGCGACCTGCAGAATGTCACTCCGCAGACGCTCAGGAATCAGGAATCCACCGTCAGCCGGGACCTCAGAGCCGTAGCTGTTCTGAATTGTCAGCGCGGCATCGCGCTTCCGCCTCAGGTCACTCGCATTCTTCAGCGTCTCAAACTTCGGCCAGATCGCCTGGAAGAATTCAGCACTCGTGTTGAACTGGTTCTCAGCGCCCTGCTCGATCTCCAGTCGGGCACCGTAGCTCGCCCGGTTGTAGGCCGCACCCTTGCCATGACTGACAGCCTTGGCATTGAAGCCAGGAGTCATGTTCGGAAGAGCATTGCCGAAGTTCAGTCGGTCCCCGCCAAGTCCATTATCACGGGCGAACTCCGCCATCGTGGTCTGAACCTGCTCCTTGACCTGCTGCTTTAGGTCATTGTCCTTATCCCACATACGGCGGGCGTAGACATTCATGAACTCCTTGAACTTGCCAGGCTCGGACATCATCGCCCGTACCCTGGGAAGATCAGACAGCATCTCCTCCAGACCTTCGGCAGTGTCCGGGATGACTAGGGTTGGTGCCATTTACTGCACCCCTTTCAGGGTCTGGGCTAGCTGAGCCAGTTCTTCATCGGTAAAATCAAGAATGTTACCATTGTCGTGCGTGTGCGTGTGATTCGTAATGCCATGGCCATCGGCCATATCATCACTGCCGCTAGACCAAGCAGCAGCGTGAGCCTTCAGGTGCGCTTCGGCGGCGCTCTTGTTGGTAAGATCCTGTGTCTGGTTTAGACGCCCGAGGGCCGCAGTAACGCCAGCCTTATTCGGAGGTGACCCAGGACGCTTGTGATGCGGGAGCGCGTGCGCCTCCTGCTTGGATGCATCGCCTGATTTCCTGCCAGCGCAGATAGCACTTAGAGCGCTGGCCGGGTTAGCCGAGCTAGAGGCAGCCGACATAGCAGCGCCTCCATCCCAAGGCGAGTCATCATAGCTCGCATTGTGGAGATCAACGTGCATCTTGATTACTGTGCGCTCCTCGTCTTCTGCATTATTCCTTGCAGGAGCAGCCCAGTAGTCATGATCGGTGTCACCAGCCGCGGAGGCATCATTGTCACCGTCATGATCCGGGTCACTATTGCCGTGAGCATGCGCGTGAGCGTGCGGCCCGTAATTTCCCATGCCGGCTTCATGCGCATGCGTGTGTCCACCGCCGTGCGCGTGGCTGTGCTCGTGCATAGTATGCGGGCTGTGATCGTGCACGGCATCGCCATTGTGCGTGTGAGCGTGACTATGGATACCATCATCGCCGTCCACGCAGCCGAAGCTAGCATGGTTGTGCGTGTGCATGCCAGTGATCGGCTCATGAGCGGTATCATGATCACCGGTGTAGCTGTGCGTCGCCGCGTCCTGAACGTCCGCCTTGTTCTGAACGCCCGCTAGCTCCAGTTCCCTTGCATTCTTGTAAATGCTGAGGTCCCAGTCCTTCGCGTTAATCCGGTCCTGCGCACTGACCGAGTTAGCGCCGCCCCGAGTCTCGATGATCTCGTGAGCCAGGCCAGCCTCGATCGCCATCTCGGCGTTGTACCACTTCTCCTGGCGCATGATATCGCGCCAGTATGCCTGCGACTGCCCGGTGTGATAGGCATAAATGCCGGCAATGTTGTCGGACTCGAAGTCAAGCTGATCAGCCAGCTGCCGCATGTCATTGGCATTGCCAATCGCGAGGCAGAAGCCGTCGTGAACCATCATCCGGGCGCTACGGGCAATGCTGATCTTCTTGCCGGCCATTGCAATCACGCTTGCGATGCTCGCCGCCATGCCATCGATGAACACGTTGACGTCATCACGCTGCAGCAGAGCATTGTAGATAGCCAGACCCTCGAACACCTCCCCGCCGGGGGAGTTGAGGTGAACATCAATCGGGCCAGATACAGCAGACAGCTTGTCAATCAAATCGCTGGCACTGACGCCTAGCATGCCGATCTCGTCATAAATATGGAGCTGAGCGGGCTCGTTGCTGGTTGCATTTCGAATTCGATACCAGCTATTTCCCTGGCTTAGCGCCATCACTCGCCTGGCAGTCCGCCAGGGCGTACCATTCATACGAGTTCCCTTTCACTCCGTATTACCTCGAAGGAATCACGGATCATGCCCGCAAACTCCACCACAATCATGTCAGACAGTTCCTTGTCCAACGTATCGCCCTTCTGTACTGGAGTTACCTTTGGCACCGGGGTAACCTTCGGAACGCGGGCAAGGTCCGATGGCCTGTCTTCCCCGGTATCAGGGCTGTCCTTGGGCTGTCCGCTTGGCCCAGCCGCAATGGGCATTGGCGGGGACCAGCGCATATTCGGCAGGCCCACAACCTCGCAGGCATCCTGCGCATTGAATCCAGCCGCGACCAGGATAGACACGGCATTGCTCTTTGCGGTAAGCTCGTCATTAGCATCATTGGCAGATGTCGGGCTCGGGTCATCAAAGTCAAATTCCCGGTTGTGTGAGGTATCACCCCACATCGGCAGGAACATATTGTTCAGGACGGTGCGCTCACGCTTGAGCCGGGGGATCTCGTGCCATGCAACGTGAATTTCCTCGGCGGTCTGCGCGTTAGCTCGGTTTACATCCTCGCTGTTGCCGAGCATAGCCTGGTGAATCCGGTATGCTTCCCGGATCACTTCTCTGCTGAGGTTCCGCAGCTCGACGAACTGCATGTCGTGCATGGTATAAGTGTTGTTGTCAAACGTAGCGCCCTGTTCTAGGACCCCGACCCTGTGACCACGTGCGACACCCTGGTGCTGCTCACGCCAGCGGGCCACGAATTCGTTGAATTCAGTATCCGATAGTCGTTTGGCGAAAGTGACAATCCCTCCGGGAGTGGCGGAATTGAGAAAGAAGTTCCTGCTCCACTCGGCAGTGTACTTGGCTGAATCGATGTCAGCCAGCAGAGCCTGGACGGGCGACATGCCACGGTACATATCCAGGGGATTGGGGTATTTGAGCTGGATGACCTCGGACGCAAGAAGGGGCACAGTTTCGCCGTTAGGTCCCGTATATATCCAGCCGGCAAGGAAGTTTTTGGGATCTGGTACCGGTTCCATCCGATCTGGACGCACCGGCCACATTTCAATCGGGATACCCTTGCCTGAGGCTCCGCGGTTGAGAATCCAGTACCACTCGCCAACGAGTTCCATGAACTGCCAGCCGATTTCACGGAACTGCTCTCCTGTCATGAATGGATTCGGGTTATTCCAAAGAGATAGCGCGGGGTGCTGCAATACCTCGACACGCTGGTCACTACCCTTGTCATGACTGGAGTAGCGAACTCGGCCGTCCCGGCTCTTATTCATCATCTTCCAGGAGCCAGTTGCCTGGGCACCGGTGGAAAGCAATTGGATGATAGCAAATAGGGTCCCAGTACCCGACATAGCATTCAGCTGGGTAAATCGGTCCTGCAAACCAGAACCGTACAATTGCCCGCCCTGCGTATTCCAGCGCTGCGGGAACGGGATCGGGTGGTGCGAAGTGGTAGCAAGGTTTGAGATCGCACGAACAAGTGACTTCGTCATTATGCCTTCACCCACTTACCCTGCTTGATAAATCCGTGATCCCCGCAGGAACAAAGAATGCTCGGAGATAGAGTCAGAGGATCCCAGCTCTCTACCTCCCAGAACGGTCCCATCATTACTTCCCGGGCAATCTTGCTATCGAAAGTGATAACGCCTTCACAATCATTTCCGTCGCTGTTCTTATGCCGGATAATCCCGGAGCAGTTCAGCGGCAGGCTATCCTTGTACTTCACTGCGGTCGGGTTAAGACTGAGATCAGGATCCCAGACCGCGATGCGGATGTAGTGGTCACTACCAAGGTAAATCTCTTCGCTGCTGTTCATGGCATGACCTTGAACCCGGGTAGAATTACACCCTGAATGATCAGGCTATTGATGATATTGGCTCGGCTAACCCTTACATTGATCGGCAGATCATCCCAAGGCAGGGTACTGTCCGGGTACTTACTCTTGCCAACTTCATCTTCGTAGTAGGCGCGGGCGATGGCTATCTCAACATTACGATCTGGAATGCTGTTTGTCATTGTCATGAGCTTGAGACCTTCAGCTCGAACAGGATGAAAGCAACGCCAGTAGTGATTAGCCCAGCCTTGTCATTCCAGAGGAAGGCTGCCCAATCGAAGCATGTCATAGCAGCGATGGTGAACAGGTGATCCTTCGCCTGCTGGAGTGTCGGGGCTATGGCCACCCTTAGCCCCGACACCGCCCTCGCACCAGCTTTTCCGAGCCACTTTGCGGCCTTCCCCAACCGCTCATGCTTCGGCGCTGGCGGAGCATAATCTATCTCGCTGAAATCAGTAAACCTTAGGCCCGTGTTATCGTGGTTCGGGTAGATCCGCCGGCTGAGCCGGTCAACTTCACTGAGCGACATCGATCCACCTCACAAGCCTGTCATGTATATCCGTCGGGTGTTCTTCGGGCAGAATATGGTCATCGCACATCGTCCAGGGAATCCCATTGTTCCCCAGAATGTGGTTCGCCCGTAGCTCGCCAACGCCCGGCCTCTTACATCCGACATATTTACATATGTCCGATGTACCCGGCGTCCGGTTGTGCGGGGGCTTTGTGTTATTGCTTATTCCTGTGCTACTCGTCGACATTGACGTGCCTCCGCATATAGTGCTGGATGTAACGCCCCATTACCCTGCGTGCTCGCCTGCGTCCCTTGCCGTTCCAGCGCACGCCGCAGAACTCGGGGCAGTACATGCCCTGCCTGCCATGAACCAGATCAGGAATTGCCATTGCCTTGGGCTTTCTTTGCATCAACAATCGCCTGACTAACGGCCCGATCCTTCGACTCCCGCAGCTTGTCAAGCGCAATGGTGAGCTGCGGCCCATCCTGAAGAGACTGAATGAGGTCAATTGCAAGAGTAGCGAACCTTACGCTGGTCTGCCTAGGCAGACCCTCCGGGAGATGCCCATACTCGAACCAGAGCATTTTCTCCTGAGTAGCAATATGCCTTGTTTCTAGCACATCTCCCCAGTCGGGCACCGGCTCAGACATCTGTGGCCTCCGGCTCCGGTTGTCCAAATGTCTCAACGGTGAATGCCTTCCGGATACGCGGGTCCATGATCTTGTAAATACGTTCATCAAGGAGGACGTCCAATACCATGGTAGCAGCGCCGCCCGGGGAGAGCTTTATTGACACATCGACAATGCTGTTCATCATGTCCGTCGGGATAATGCCGACTTCGGCAAGCTCCCTGCAGAACTCGACGGCCATAAGTACTCTTGGTTTTTCATTATTATTCAGCATGGTAGTGTGCCCGTCTGCGGAGGGAACTGGCTGATTTGGCCTTTTCTCTTCTCCTGCTGGGCTGCCTTGCGGAAGTGATCGATCATCATCTCCGCGATGAGATCGCGCATAGCCTCTTTGTCCTGCGACAGGACCGTGAGCTTGACGTCATCGTCGACAACGACAATCGTAACGCCCGGGATAAGCCCCCTTAGCCTGCTGCTGATCTCATGAGCCTCGTACTCGCTCAGGCTGCGGCGGAAGCTGAGCACAAGCGTCTCACCGGGCTTGACAGTAATGCCCTGGCTTATCCCGTCAATGTGCAGATCTGTGGGGGCGCGCAGCCCCTCCGACATACTCTTTATTTCCGTGTCATCACGCCAGTAGATGGGACCGCCCCAGTCTGCTGAGGTTTCCAGATTACCCATGTCATTCACTGGAAGTGCGTCCACTTCTGGTGCTTCGGGTCATCTGGGGTATTCATGGCGCTAATCACGAGGCAGATACCGATCACGCCGACGAGGATTGCGATAACCTCAATCAGGCTTAGTCTGGTATTGATCCAGAACACGAAGCCAAGGATGATGAAGAAGATGCCCGCTATCATTTTTCTCTCGTGTTCATGTAGTAGACCGAGCCATCAGGGGTGTCGATGATTATCACGGGAGCATCCGGGAAGGTCATGAGCGCTGCGGTGAGAGCTGTGCCAATATCATCGTTGCTGAGAGCCACCGGAAAGTGTATTTTCTTCGATCCTGCGGGGGCGATGTCCCTAACCTGTTCGGCCAGCGTCAGGGGGATCTGACTACTTGCACTTGCCGTTCCCGCTTCCTCCGCTACCTTCCAGAACTCTTCGGCGTCACAGTCGATAACGTGCTCATCGACATACCAATTGATGCTGCCGTCGTCCGGGCTGTGCTGCTCTATTGCTTCTCTGATATTCACGCTGAGAAACTCCTGTACAGGGCACGAATGCCGAAGTCGCGGTCAGCTATTGCGTAGCGCATAGCATCACAGCCGTCGTCATCAACCTTGGCTGGCTGCTCTTTGCCCTTGCCATCCCAGACATAGCCGGGGACTTCCTCGATGGTGCAGGTAGGCCGAGCACCCTCGACCAGATCAGGGTCGCGCTCCACAATGGCATCAGCGATCAGGAAGATCCTTGCCCTACCGTCACCCTCTTTGCGCAGCCTTGCCTGTACGGCCTCGATGCCCTCCAGTACCGCTTTGTGTGCTGGCTGGACAGTCATCTCCAACTCGCGCTCCAGGACTTCCCGGCCCTCAGCATCATGGTCCGCGACGATGTTAGTTGGCTTGGGTTCCAGCCACTCTCGCTCGCAGGCCTGCGGGGAATCAACCTTGCCAGTATGCTCGCAGCCCGACTTGACGCATGGAGCCACGATGTCGAGGATTCGCTTGGCGTGCTGGTCTACTGTACGGTGAGTATGATAGATCTCGCGATAGAGGAACATACGCCCGTCTGGATCCTCAGCCCAGCACTGAAGAACAAAGGGGTGAACGAAACCGAAGTCAACGGACCAGAACCGCGGCCAGCTAAATGGGATTCCTGCGGCATCCGTGGGCTCGTCCTCTGCGAGAAGTTCGCTGAAAGTCTGCCTGCTCATAACGTGAGTATGCTGCTGGAAGTCCTCGTAGATCACGCCCTCAGCCGCGACCCAGTTGCCCTTGCGTAGCCTCTGGTATCGGACACCGGTTAGGCCATCGAGCTTGCTGATGTAGTCCGCACCCTTGGGAGTAATCTCACCACTGGGCGTGAATAGCATGGGGTTATCTTCGTGCGTGCTGTGCAGCATCCGGGTCTTGCCCTCGTCACAGCGTCGCTTCAGCCAGTGCGTAGGGGCAGACGGGTTACAGTCCGCGAGGATCTGCTGGAAGGAAACACGCCAGTTCCGGAGCCGGGTGGTGATTGTCTCCCAGTCATTCTCGGTTAGCTCGGTAGCTTCCTGCACGTAGACCACATCATACTCGGATGACATGATCTTCATGGAGTTGTCCATACCGCCGATAGCCACGACGCTCTTGTTGCGGTATTTGTAGCTCGGCGGGTCCTGGGCGCTACCACCGTAGAACCAGACATGCCCGGACTCGATGGCCTCAGTTGCTACGAACTTCTGCCAGGTCACGAGGGCAGTGGAGGATAGCGTGGTCGCCGTCTTCCGGCAGATCAGGTAACGGCTTCCGGGGTTAGCAAGAGCCATAAGGTGCAGCTTCTCCAGGCAAGCACGTGACTTACCTGTACCCGCTGGCCCGGCAATGAGGACTTCCGGGTCACGCGCCTTTAGTACCAGTCGGCAGGCTCCTCGCGGGCCATACCTATGTATATTGGACTCTTGCTGCTGTGTTACTTGGGTTCTACTCCGGTAGCAATGCTTATGTGCTTATTTCAATTTCCTGCGATGAACTACTAATCCGGATCTTGTCGCCAATTTCAAGCTGACCCTGGGCAATAAGTTTTTCTGCCTGCGGGCTCTTCAGCCATTTGTCAATTAGTGCTTTTCTTTCCTGATATTCATTCTCGGTCATCTGCCTGTGGGGACGGATGCCTTGTGTGCTTGTGCCGTTGCTGTCTTTCTGCATGTCCGCAGCGGCTAGTGGGATGCACTGCTGGAAGAGCGTGCATCTTGGGTCGAGGTCACAGCCAGTATCTATGTTGATATTGCAGGCCCCATAGGGAGAGTAGCCCGCGCTGTTGTTCTGGTAAAGGCTGTGACCGCCAACGTTCACGCTGTTACCTCGAAAACGCCATTATTGCATCTGGCCTGAACCGTGCCATCGATAGATGCAGTAACAATGGGGAAGTTCAGGCCACGCTCATCTAGAGAAGCCACGAGCCGGAGCATACCTCTGGCAATGCACTTACTTGCAGGCGAAAGCTGAACAGCAAGATAATGCTCGGCCTCATCGAGGTACGCTGTGTGCATACTCATGCTATGCCTGTGCCTGTACTTGCTGTTGATCTGGCGTGTTCGCTGTGGAGCGGAAGATTGCATTGACGTAAGAGCTGTCATTCTTGCCAAGCCTGCGGAGCACGTTCATCCGGATCGGGGTCAGAATCCCCTCCCGGTACATGGCCATATCGATCGCATCCGCGAGCGGCCCGGTAATGGGCTCTGGCAGGCTACTGACCGGCCGTAGCAGCCTCGCATCAACGCTAGCCAGGAACTGCGGAAGACAGCGCGGGCAGCGAACCTGAAAGTTCGGCTGATTGGTGGTCTGTGCCTTCCACTCAGCCTCATGTCCCTTGCAGAACGCGAACTCAGATCCCTCAATCTTGCAGGGGTGAACGTAATTGGCCTGGTTCCCGCATACCCGGCCAGTCTTCTTGTTCCTGATGTCACAGAAGACGCCATCTTCAGTTCTCATGCGACGTCCTTGGGCGTAGTATTTGTTTCTGGTGGTGTAGTGGAGCTGGTTGAGGGTGGTGCTGTGCTGAGGGTCTTCTCTGTGGTATTCGGGAGGACTACTAGGGGCCTGTCGCTCTTCATTGCGGCCTGGAAGTTGGCCTTGAGTTCCCGGAGCTGCTTCGGCGGATACATGTTCAGGGCAATGTGGGTCGTCAGGTAACCGACTAGCGCAGGCAGGATAATGTAGAGGGAAGTGGCTACCGGGGCAGGGGTCGCACCATGGAACACATACGTCTGCAGTAGCCAGTTGGCAAGCCCTATCAGCGCGAGGGAGCCCGCGCTGATGTTTCTGGGGTCGGTAGCGATCGCTGTTGCCGTGGCCATTGCTATTTGTTCTCTTCTTCCTGCGCTAGCTCATGAATCTTTTCATCATTCTTGCCGTTCAGGAAGTAATCCTGGATTTGCAGCGACCGGTTGAGGATTTTGGCTGTGCCCTCAAACCGGGCGGCCAGACCAGACAGGGCCGGTGGAGGCTCGCAGGGCGTCACCTCGGCCGGTGGAGTGCTCCACTGAGCAAGGCCCTGCGAGCCTGTGCCCTCGAACCTGATATTTGGGAGTTCCTGCGCTAGCATGTGGTAGAACTCGGGCGGGAGGAGTTGACTTGCTTTTGTGATCCTCATCTGTTGTGCCTCGCTAGGCCCGCTGCTATGATTGCTGTGCAGAAGGTGTAAAACCCGATCGCCTCGGGGGTGTTCTTGCCGAGTCCGATTAGGTCCGAGATCCCTATTGCCAGGCCGATAATGACTGCTACTGCCAAATCTTTTGGTGTTACGTCTTTGCTCCTATTTGGCATGATCATCATCCCGGAACAGGATCCAGTCTAGGTCACCATAGATGAGGGCTAGCAGCGCGAGGGCGGGGATACCGAGGATGGCCGAGAGGACCGCGTAGAATATCTCCATTAGGTCAGGGACTCCATACTGCGGCTGCGGGATTCCATGATGGCCTTTTCCACCTCTGGCCAGTCATCGCCAAAATCTACCGGGTACTGCTTTGCCCCATCGCGTAGGTCGATGAAGTCCACGCCCTCTGCATCGCCCACAATCTCTAGGTACTTCATGAATACCGTGCGCCAGTCGGTAGTTGTATTTGTCACGTCAGGGACTCCAGGATGTCGTCGCCTGTGTCCTGCTCGATGACGTACCGGATGCTCTTGTCCTCTTGCTCTGCATCCTTCTTCTGCTTGTTCGGGGCGTACTCATCCGCGACTGCCCTCAGGACTGCGATCTTGGCACGGAGCAGGTTCTGGTGACGCCGGGAGCCCAGCAGCAGGTCGGTGTCGAAGACGTCACCCTTGACCATGCTATCACTACCACTGAGGATTGCCTCTTCCTCAAGCTTCTGCTTGGTGTTCTTCCGCATGACCTCGATGACCAGATCGATGTCCTCGAAGTCGCTCTGCAGCTCGCTGATGCGGTTCTGCCGCTTGGAGATCCAGAGACCAGCACTCTCAATCGCGAGCTGCCCGGCTAGCGCAGCGCGAACCTCAGAGATCTCGTGCTCGTATGTCTCTTTGAAGTCCTCGATGATCTCGACAGGGACGCCAACGCTATCAGCGATGGATCTGCTTGTCCATTCACCCATGGCGAGGTCACGGATCAGGGCCATCCGCGCCCGGCCCCGGTAGAGCTGGGATGGGTCTAGGTTCCGGCTGACTGGCCTTGGCTTGGGCTCTGCAGGCTTCCCGTCCATAGTGTGCATGCCATCGGACGTGTGCCTATTGGGGTCATAGACGTGGTCTTCCGGTTCATTGCTGTTGCTGTGTGTTAGAGCGGGGGTGCTGAGGGACTCTCCCGCCAGCTCGGACTCATCTAGGGCAGCATCGTTGTCTTGCTCCGTTACCGGGGGCGAGCTGACTGACTCGGGCTGAGCTGACCTATGAACAGCCTTCCGCCGCACGGCTGGCGTTACCCGCGTGACGGGGGGCGTCAACGAGGGTGTCGCCGCATCATCTGCGTTCTTTGCCGTGTTTGCCACTGCCACCCGGCGTCTAACCGGAGCCTTTGCCTTTGCTGCCCTTGGATCCGAAGCACTTTTAGTCGTGCTAGGGGTGCGAGCCGCTGACTGGCGTGAGCGTGACGCGCCTACGCTACGCGCCGCCCCGCCATCGCCTGCTTCTTGCGCTTCCCTGCCTGACATGTCTCTCCAGCACTCCCGAGAGCCGCACCGGGGTTACCGGCCCCAGTTTCGCTCTGCCTGACCCCAGGCCTCTTCGACCTGAGTATAGCCTATTATCGCGGATTTGGGTAGGGTATCGCCAAATTTCTACTATCCCCGCAGGTAAACCCGGGTTTCCCTTCTCCCGTGCATAGAGTATACTTCCGGGTATGCAAAGATACCGCCGCCGTGTTCGCTCCGGCCGTCCCAACCGTCCCGTCGGCCCTAGTGTCCGATCCAATCACATCAACGTCATCGTAGCGGCCCTCTTCGTCTGCTGGCCGTTCTTCCTGCCCCGTCCCTACTGGTGGCCTGTCCTGGCAGGCTGGGTGCTCTTCCTAGTGGTCATCGTTGGAGTATGCAGGCTCTCCCGCAGGTAGTCTGACTGCACTTTCCAGAAAACATGGAAAACTGTGTTAGCGCAATTTCGGATTTACGACTGCAGTCTTCAGAAACAGCTAAAACTGTGTTAGCAGATGAAAGAGAAGCTCGAACAGCGCTAGCGCTGTTGCGGAACATTTTTTGAGTACTGGTCCATCGCGCGTCTCCATTCGAACTGACGTTCGACATTCCCTACTATCCCGGTCGGAATGGTCGACCCCGCTTGGACCAGCTACGGAGGGTAGCGGATGGTAACTGAGAGCGACGACATTCCCGACCATTCCGGTAGGAACAGTTCCTAGGAGTGGTTTGGTAAGGGTTAGCGGAGGGTAGCCGTGCGGCTACGGAGAGGAACTGCATTCCGTTACCGAAACGAGACCAAAAATCGGCCGAAAATGCTTCCGTTCAACGCATTTCTCCGGTAGGATTGCCCTAGAAGGGCAGGACGGAAACGGAGCGGGAAGGGAGGTGCGGGGGCGGGGCGGCCGCCGGACGGACGCGGGAAGGGCCCCCGTAGGGGTCGCGCCCGCGAGAAGCAGGGCAGAGAAGTCCGAGAGGACAGTCGCATCTTGATAACTCAACAGCGGAGAATTCTTCTCTCCTCGGCGTGCGTAGCGCGCGGATGGGGACCGACGGGACGGCCGGTAGGTAGGCCGATCTGCGGTCCCGCGTCCGGGCGGTATCGGACCGACCCGAATCCCAGAGGAGTAGAATCATGACCAGCATCACCGAACTCAACGCCGTCAACGCGCCCAAGACCCGCACCAACGCGGACGCGACTGCCGGGGTCGAGATCAAGAAGGCGGCCGCTGCGGCTGCCAAGAAGGCCCGTGACGACGCGCGCGACGCGCTCGCCAAGGCCTCCGCCGACGCCAAGGCCGCGCGCGACGCCGCGCGCGAGGCAGCCGCCAACGCTCCGAAGCCGGTCACCGCGCGGACGTTCGTGCGGGACCTGGACCGGGCGATCCTGGAGGCGGCCGGCAAGATCGTCGCCGACGCCGACATCCCGGACGAGCTGCGCGAGGACGTCGAGCACCTCATCGCCAACCAGCTCCACCACCTGGCCTCGCCCAAGACGGGCTGGGACGTGGAGGGCCTGCCGCTCCCCCAGCGGAGCGAGTGGGTCTAGTCGGTAAGCTCGGAAGCCGGGGCGCGCTGCGCCTCGGCCGCCGGGCTGGTTCGACTAGAACCAAGTATCCCAGAGGAGAAGAAAATGCCAACCAAGATGGCCCTTGAGGTGGCGCGTCGGATCATCACCGCGCGGTACTTCTACTACATGTGCGTGCCTGGTGCCAACCTGGGCTTTGAGTACATGATGTACGACCAGGCCATGTACGATCTGACCTCCGGCTGCGGGCCTGCCCGCGCCGTCGTCACCGAGTACCTGGCGACATACTAGCCATGGACATGTACGAGGTACGGTACATGTTCAACGGCATCGAGCACACCATCGACGTGCCCGCCGTCAGCGAGGCAGAGGCCGCCTGGAAAGCCGGGCAGCACGCAGACACGAGCGCTGAGTTCAGGAGCGCCCGCAGGCTGGCCAGCGTCAATGGCCAGGTAGTATACGCCTGAGTCACCGGGGCGAGGCAGGAGTTCACGACTGCTCCTGCCTGGCCCGGGCAACTCAGCCCACAGAGGAGGAGAAAATGAAGACATTGCTGCTGGACACAACATCGATCACGGTGATAGTCCTGGTCGTCGGATTCTTCATCGGCTACTTCCGGAACACCGGCATCTGAGTCACCGGGCTGGAGCACAGAGTGTGACTGTGTTCCGACCGGGCAACTCAGCCCAAAGAGGAGGAGAATAATGGAGAACTCAATCGAGTGGCTGGAGTCTCAGCTCAGGGCGGCACGGCAGGCGGAGCATGCGGCCAAGAGGCAGCGCATGCTTGACACGCCAATCGTGTACCGCTACGTGATCGAGCCAGACCTCAGCAAGCGCCACAGCGACGACGTGCTGTACGACCGGACCTGCGTGCGGTACGTACTCCGGCGGTTCGCAGTCAACGCTGCCGAGGCCAAGGCGGCCGGGCACCCCGAGCATGAGCTGCGTGAGGGTGCCTCGGCTTACCTCTACAACACGGGCACCGCGCAGATCGTGTGCTCTGTGGGCGGCGGGACTTCATACATCTTCCCGCCGTGGAACAAGCCGGATGACGGCGCAGACGTCAGAGCATTCCTGCAGATCGGACGATTCCTGCTGGAGCACGCGGACGGCGGGGACATCACGGACATCGTGAAGATGTACCTGCTGGAGCGCGGTCTGTCATGATAATCGACCCGATCCTCAGCGAGCAGCGGGCGGCCTGGCTGGCCAACCCGACCGACCTACACTACAGGGGTGAGCTCATTGAGCTGGGCGTCCGAGTCGTGGACGCCCAGGAGCTGGAGCTCATCCGCAACGACGACATCAGGATGGAGCAGAAGTGAGGGACCTAGACTGGTCAGACTATGAGGCTGACGGCCAGCGCATGCGCGATGAGCAGGCCGAGCGCCACATGGACGAGATCGCACAGGAGCTATTCGGCAAGCCATATGATCAGCTCAACGACAACCAGGCCGAACTGGTCATGGACCAGAGGGACGCGCGCTACCCGGAGGACTGAATCACCGGGCTGGTCTCCAGAGTGTGACTGGAGGCTGGCCGGGCGGTATCAGCCCACAGAGGAGGAGAATGTGGTAAAGCAGAAGTACGAACTGTACAGGCAGCTGTTCTACATCACAGAGTGGCGTGACGGCTGCGTATTCCGGACTAGGCCTGCTGAGTGTGGGTGGTACCCGGAATCGACCATCAAGGCCAACGAGCCACGCAAGACCAACCTGATCTACTCGGTCGTGGACGTTGACTTTATGACCATCCGCATTGCAAGGAAGGGCTAGACTCCAGCAGCCCGGTCGGGTAGAATTGGAATTGAAGGGGCCGACCGGGCCTCGGAGTCCGCAGGAGCGAAAAATGTACGTAAACGATACGTATAGCAAGATCGTAAGGTCGCAGGACGACGAAAAGCGGCCTTGCCCGCCGCCGTCTGTGCTCGATCGGATTGCGGACGAGAAGTTCGCGCCCGGCTATAAGGGCGCGCAGCGCAGCCGGAAGAACGTTTGCCCGGACTGCTACGAGGCCCGGTCAATCGCCAAAACCTGCGGATGTTAGCGCAGGTCAAAGACCTAATTCGAACGGAGCGTATCCGATCGAAAATACAGAGGAGAAGAAAATGCAAGTGAGCTGGTACCTATTCACAGACGCCAAGGGCAATGAAGTGCCCGTCGACTACAGCGGCCAGATCTTCCTACTACTGGAGCCCGCCCGCGCAGATAAGCTCCGGGATGGCTGGCCGGGACATATCCTGCACGATATCGCGCTCGGTAATATGCCGCTAGTCGAGCAAATTCGCGGCTACGCGAGCGGGCACTACGACTGTGGCGGCTGGGACGTCATCGTTGAATGCTGGTCACCGGACAAGATCCGGGGCGCGCTCAGCGTCTGGGGTCCTGGTAACACCCAGCCCCACCAGGCCGCGACGTTGGAGGAGGCCATCACCAACAGCACTCTGGCATCCTGCGTCGACGTCTGGTCCGATCAGCAGGCGGACGCCGCAGTCGAGGGCTGCACAGGAGACAGCTTCTGCCTCTATCACGACGCGCACTGAGGTCTGTTCCGCCGGGGGTGCTGGCCGCTAGATATATCTAGCGGACAGTGCCCGGGCAGTGCAAGCCCCCATTCGTTAACCTAGCTAACTAGTTACCTGAGAGGTAACCTCGCAGGTAGGAAGCGTTTTTCGAACGAAAACGGTACTCAGTACCGCTCAACCCGGAGGAGGAGAAATGGACGACGAGCGTGGCTACCACGGCCAGATTTTCAACACGCCGAAGCCCGCAGACACGGACGCGATGCTGCGTGATCTCATGAACGAGGCGCGCGGCTTCATCTATGACTGCACAGACGAGGTGCCTGCGGACATCGCCGACACCACGGCCATGATCCTGGTCCACAGGAACTTCGAGGGTGGCTGGGCAGGCTTCATCGCCAGTGACATGACGCTGGACGAGATGCTGGTACACAATGCCATCATCAGCAAGTACGGCGCGCAGTTCGCCGCAACCATCTACCGGGCCTAGCTTTCAGCGGCCGGACGCGGTAGAATTGGCCTAGCGGCCCGCCCCGGGCCACAGAACCGGAGGAGAAAATGGAATTCCAGGACTGGATTCTGACCGAGCCGATCGAAATCACCGTCACCAGCACCGATCCCGGCACCGAGGACAATGACAAGGTCCACACCGAGCTGCTGATCGAGCGTGTTCTCGGCCCCGGCGCAGTTCTGCTCCGGATAAACTGGAATGGAGAGCTCAGCGCGAACGGCAAGTATGTGAATCTTGGCGACGACTCGCGCTACTGGAGCATCTTCGAGCACGTCGATGAACTCGGTCACACAGAGATCGACGTCTGGAGGCCAGCCCCGGTCGGCTTTCACTGCGAAATGACCGTAGACCCGAGTAGCTGATCTGCTAGGCCGGTTCTGCGCCGGATCGTATACGATTTTTCGCAGAACTCGGCCGGGCAACTCAGACTGCAGAATCCATGTTACCGCAGGTAGGAGCCCTAATTCGAACGAAAACGGTACTCAGTACCGCTGCACTTTCCCAGAGGAGAAGACATGGCAAACAACGACGATGAGCGCGACTTCGCAGAAGAGAACTACAACCGCGCGCTGCTGGAGTCAGGTGATGGCGAGCAGGAACTCAGCATGGACTGCAAGATCTGCGCGCCGTTCGACTGCGATGACCCAGACACTCACCTGGGTGTCCCCAGCGAGTACACCCCACTCCGCAACCGAGGCTGCCACTGCGGCGCAGACTTCGATGGCCGCGACTGCATGTGCTTCGAGTTATGCTGATCGACGCACCGCATATGTCGCCCGAGGAGCAGGATTACATCAATTCACTGCCGGTCGACACCCGTCCCAAGGCAATTTTCCGCTTGCAGCACTTCCGAGAGCAGGAAATGGCGAGATTTATACAGTTCCTACGCGCCCGGAACGTGTGAAATACCACTGAAATAGCCCAAAATACCGCCAAAAAGGCCCTAAATCACTGCGATTTAGGGCCTTTTTGCGTGTAATAACATGAAAATCCACATAGATTACCATATTGACCCATAGATCCCGCATAGAATCCATAGAAACGTTAATTTTAGGGCTTATGTGTAAGAAACTACCGGCTACCGTTTCTAAACCCCCTGAATTTTACAGTGTACTCAGAGTATTGCCGCAGGTAGACGCATATATGCAGATAACTGTGCACCCAGAAAATCGGAAAAATCGGACTACCGTTTCTAGGGGTGTGCAGGCCGGGGGTACCGTTTCTAGAAATACTGCATTATCAAATGTAATGAATATAGTATTTACTGCAATGAAAATCAATAATTCACTGATGTAGCTAGAATTTCTAGAACCGCTGTGCAGTCGGAGAAATCGTTTGAAACTACCGGCACTACCGTTTCTTCCCTAGAAACTACCGTTTCTAAAATATGATATTATAGACTACTAGGATAAATGTAAATACTGCATTTTCAATAATAATAATTAACAGGAGGGTAGAGCGGGGAGATACGGTAGTTTCTTACACATAACCCTGAAATTCAACGGTTCTATGGGTTCTATGCGGGTTCTAAGCGCTCGTATTATCGGGTATACTCGATCTATGCCGATCTACATTGTTATCTCAGACGGGAAAGCATACGGGACCTACAGTGACGTCGAAGAAGCAGAAGCCGACATCACAACACTCAAGGATCGCTACGGCTATCATGCAGTAGTAATGCCTGTGGCCAAGATAAACTGGGACAAGCTCGCAGTCAACGAGGACCTATCCCAGATCAGAACCAAGACCAAAGAGATCCTGCTAGAGCTTTTCCCCACGGTGGGCACTATTCACCCAGCCCAGTACGTCAAGGACTTCATTATCAACACGCCTGGCACAACAGCCAAGGCATCATACCTCTCAATCATCCGCCGGGAACTCGGCATCACATCAAAGCCCCACAGAACCAAAGGCATCCTAGGCGTCCAGTACTGGGAGTGGGTCCGAGAGTTCCCGGGAGACCAGCAAGACAACGCCAACGACCCACAAGCCCCCAGGCCCGCCCACTACAGAACCAAGGAAAATAACAAGAGAAACAAAGCACAAGAGCAGCAAGACACAACAGAGGAATTCCTCGATGACGATGACCTGATCTTCATCCCGGACCACCAGGTCTGGATTCAGGAGAAGCACATGCAGGAGTACCTCGCCGATCCAGAGAGCTACACAGGCTACCTCGAAAGAGAATCATAGAAAGACTAGATCCCACAAAGGTAATGGAGTAGGCTAGAAGCAGCAATAAGAAGACCCCACAGACTAACAACACAGGACAAACCCCCACAGGAAGAGGAACACGACCATGGCCACAACGACCATTAGCTGCGAGGGCCAGGGCAAGCCCTGGAACGTGGACAACTCCACCACCCCGCCCACCCTGACCTGCCCCGTCTGCGAGCTGTCCAACGCCCCCAGCGAGCTCAACATCAAGACACGAACCAACGCCAAGACAGGCAAGATCACGCCCAGCACACTCCCCCAGCACGATATTGAGGTCGACGGCACCGAGCTGCGGTACATCCTCACCAACGGGGACTTCCAGGTGCACAGCGCTACCTGCCCGCAGCCCGCGAGAGACATCAAGGCCGGCAAGTCCGACTACCAGAAGCCCGCCACGCTCGTCGCCACCGACGCCCACGATGCAGTGATCCAGCTCTGGGATGACCAGCTCCGCGAGCAGGACGACCTCACCGAAGCACAGCGTGAGGACCTGTCACTAGTCCCGGACAGCTTCCTCAATGAGCACCACTACTACAACGCCACCCACTTCCACTCGCGCTGCCTCGGCAAGGTCCCCGGGTTCGAACAAGGCAAATCAAACAAGGCCAAGGGCCAGGGCAACCGCGATGCCCGCCGTCTCCTCGCGGCCCGCATGATCGAGGCGATGGCCAGGGAACTCACCACACTGAAAGACACGAACCTCACCGACACCACGAAAGAAACACAGGAACAAAGGTTCATCCTGTCCAACCTGACCAACGAGCAGATCGACAAGATCGCATCTGCCTGGTGCCACCACTACCCCGCCGACCGCCAGCGCTGGGTCGACTCCGGCATGCCCATCCCCGACCGCTCCGACTGGCGCGAGGTAACCACAGCCAGCAACACCGCAGAGACAACCGAGACCACAGACGAAGAGGACGAAGAGACCGACACAGACGAGGACGCGGCATAACAAAGCAACCAGCATCCCCAACCAAGGGAAGCAACCAAGGACAGGCCCCCGGCGATCTCAGGCCGGGGGCTATCTTTGCGTCCCCGAAAAGAGTAGAATAGTACTACCAGAAGAACGAAAGGAAGCCCAGAAATGGCAAAGCGCTGCGAGGACTACCCCTGCTGCGGGCATACCGAGCAAGATCCCTGCGACCCCGAGGCATTCGGCTTCAAGACATCAGCCGAATGGGCCAATGACCCGCACCTCATGTGCGACCACGAGAACGGCATCTGCGAAGCCGACGACAAAGACTACGACGAGGACGAGGACACAGACGACGAGGATGAGGAGGCAGACGACGAGGACATAGACAAAGACTATGACATTGATGACGAGGAAGGCGTCGCATTCAACACATCGTCCGGGCGCTTCGAGTACCACGGGACATGGGGATACAAATAACATGGAATACGAGACAATGACGCGCAACGGCATCTTCGGCGCAACGATCCAGGCCCAGTCCGACGAGGAAGCCACCACACAGGCCAAGGAATACGGCTACAGCGTGATCGAGGTCATCGACGGCACAGATCACTGCACCGACGCAGACTTCATCCTCGTCGTCGAGTAGCACAAGCACAAGCTCAAGCAAGCATTGCATCCCAGAGGAGGGAAGCACGAGATGGTACCAGCACCGCCACCCGAAGACATAGAAAAAGAGAGCAACCTCGGCGACTCCACGACACTCGATGAGATCGACGTGTTCGCCGGCAACTGCCTCTACCTCACCCGCGAGCAGCAGACCGTAGTCGTGCTCGCATCCGCCCTCAGCCACGACCCGAGAGCCACAGGCTCCGTCCCGCGCATCATCGTTACCGGCAAGAAGCAGTCAGGCAAATCCACCGTGATGGACGTCGGGCTGATGCTATCCAACAACGGCTGGATGTCCAATAGCACGAACGCCGGCATCCGGGCATTCTACAACACCGAGGGCGAGCACACGCTCTTCTGCGACGAGTCCCAGCGCTACTTTGGCGAGACCGGCATGCTGGGCAAGGGCCTAGAACTCTACAAGGTCGGCGTGGAGGGCTACCGGCGGCGCGCAACACTCTCATTCAGCGTAGCCCGGGCCCTAACCATCGTCAGTTCCTACGGCGTCGCCTGGTTTGCGGGTATCGGGGACTGCGTGCCCACAGACATGATGGACCGGGGCATCCGGATCGAGATGGCTCACAAGCCAGACAGCGTCGAAAAGTGGGATACGCTCGACGACAGTGTCTGGGCGACCGGCAACGCCTACCAAGAGCAATTGCACGAGTGGGTGATGAGCAACCACGCCTATCTCGTCTGGTTCGGCAAGAACAATACCCGCCGGATTCACCCGAAGATGACATCCCGACGCAGGCAGATCTGGGGTCCGCTTGCAGGCATCGCCTTCGCGGCTGGAGGCAAGTGGCCGAAGCTCTTCATGGATGCATTCCTCACCCTCGGCCTCGACGCCGGCAGAGCCAAGCCTACCATCAATCAGCAGATCGTGCTGGACGCGCATAGCATCATCCAGGAGCAGGACGAAAATAACAAAGAAGCCGACCCCACAGCAGAGCCGCTCGCATTCCTCTACACGATCGACCTCATCAGCAACCTGCCCGAGCGCGACATCTACGAGGACTGGTCAGAGGAGTTCCTGCTCCAGTCCCTCACGAGAGCCCTCGGCACCACACGCCAGCACAGAGGGCAAAGATTCACCGGCGAGAAGTGGAATGGCAAGGGCCGGGACACGAAGCCAATCAAAGAACAGGCAGAAGACATCACGGCAAGGCTCTGGCCTGAGGAGCCAGAGGAGGAAGACCCCATCGACGACGAGCTAGGCACCCCAGACGAGTAAAGACCCCGCCCGCACCCCCAGGCGTATCGGGGGTAGCGGGCGTATCGGGGTTCCCGAGCGCACGCGGTAGAGCACACGAGAGTGTACACACGGAAGGAAGCGCAGATCCAAGATGGCAGACAACGATAAATCAGCACGGCGGCGAGATTTCGAGCAGATTCAGGATCTGGTCGAGCAGGGCATCCTCGGCCGCGAGCTGCTGCCAGAGCCCGACTACTGGCACTGGCAGATCCTGGACGAGACACGCCTGCCCGATAACCTCCGGCACTTCATCCCGATAGGCGAAGTCCGTTGGTAGACGAAGTGCAACACAAGGTCGGCAACCCAGTCAGCACCATATCCTGGGGGCGCAGGATCAAGGGCCGCATATCAAAAGTAAACACGGAAGAAAACCCTCCAACATACAACATCCAGTGGATCCCCTGCGGCGTCAGCCTAGGGGTCATGGTAAACAGGCACAACATCGTGCCCAGGAGGTACTAGCATGGAAACACAGCCAAAATTCTACATCGAGCTACCCGCCGACGAGCACGGCAACACGGCCATGCTCCCTGCCGTCTACGAGGGCACAATTGTTCAGGGAGCAGGCTACCGGAAGATCATCTTCCACGCACCCGAGTACGCCCTAAGGCACAAGGATATGAGACTTGACTCCTACGGCGGCTACGCTGAAGTGGAAGGACCCGCCCGCATGCTCACCCACGAGGAATGGTCCAAACTCACCCAGGGCAAGAAGCCCATATGAGAGAACACTCCCCGGGCTCCGACGAGTACAATGCTATCGCAGAGGAGCTATCCGACCCAGACACAAAGATTACGGACCTTAATCCAGAAGCAGTATCCATAGCAATAGCAAAGGCATACGCAAAGCGTCAGCATAAGCGTTGGCCGCCCAGTCCCATCAATACAGGTATCCCAATGTCTATCAGAACAGGAGAATAATAATGGCAGACGGAGCAAGCGCAAACAGGGGCGGTGTCCAGTGCGACGCTATCACGAGGCAGATTGCTGAGACTCAGCCATGGTACAGATACGGCATGGAGTTCAGAGCCATTGCCCGGGACGGCCGTAGCAATACAATCGCCGCCTACCCCGACGGCGGCATTGTCATGCTTTATGTCCTTGGCGGCAAGGTCGAGTCCGGAGTTGAAGTCGGCCCGTTCAGATTTGAGCTAGGCATGGAAAACAATAGCTACAGCGACGACAGCATGAGCTACAAGCCCGAATTTGTGCGTTACCTAGGGGAGCAGGCATGAGATCACCGAGGCAGATCAGGGCAGACAGGGACCAGCGGCGGATCCAGAAGCTGTTCGAACCCCAGGACAATTACCACGGGCTGACCGGCATTGAGTTCAGCAGGCTGGCCACCTACAACGCCGAGAAGTCCAGGGGGATCATGCACACAGTAGATTGGCAGAACAAGATGGCCATTCTTCAGATTCAATTCGACCATTACCAGCACACAGAAAGGCAGACCCAGTCATGAGTGCAGGATTCATGTACATTCAGCTCCGGAAAAGAACAAACGGAAACATAGCAGCCGAGGTTCGTACCAGCGGATATCTCCCCGGCGTCGGCAGCGAGAACAGCAGACTCAATACCGCCCCGTTCGCGGTCTTCCAGATCGATGAGTTCCTCGGACTGGAGAACGTCGACACGGACAACCTAGTGGAGGAACTCCGTCGTAGGCTCACCCCAGATCAGATAAAGAGGAGATTTGGATACCAGCTAACAGACGCTGATCTCCTCGAAGAAATCCAGACTAGGATGAACAGGACATGAAAGTCCCCGACAAAACCTACAAACTCACGGATGAAGAGCAATACTACACCATCAAGACCGCCTCCAGCGAATCCGTCTCAGAAGTGCTATCATCATCAGTCAGCGACCCAGACGGCCGCAGCCAGTGGGTCTGGGTCAGGCTCCCAGACGGCGACCTCGTGCTCGGCATCTTCCCGCAGGGCGACACATACGAACTCACAGAAAGGGATCACCCATGAGCAGCAACGAGCCAGAAGACTCCCACCTCAAGGCATTCTGGTACATCCAGGAATCCCCCACAGCCTCCGGCTACGACTGGCTGCTCACCGAGGAACTCTGGCTCACACTCATCAACCAGGACACAGTACTGGCGGTAGACGAGTCCTCCACCTTTGCCGCCATCCTCGACACGGATGACAGCACCGGCCACCTCACGGTCAACAATAAGCTCATCAACTGGGGCAGTCACTTCAAGCTTCTCCGTGGCAGAATCGATCAGATGCTGGCTCTAGGCCAGGAAGGTCGGAATCCAATACTCTGGGAGCCCATCATCAACCCGATGCTCGCCCCCGGGCAGACCGAGAACAACGTCGTCAACAAGCTCGACTGCGGGCACGAGCTGGACACAGAGGACGAGCTGGAAGTAGGCACAACGCACTACTGCTCGGTACACGGAATGGTCATGGTGATCAAGTGAGCTGGCGCGATAACCAGGGTCAGATACTCCACTGGGAGACCCAGAGATTCACTCTGCTGCAGATAGTGGCTACATCCCCGGCATATCGCCGCCACTACCGCGCGTTCAGTGGTCCGAGGCATGTCATCCTATTCGGGGTGTTCCTGCCATGAACAGCCAGCCAAGAGAAATCCACCCGGGCGGCTGCTTCTGCCCGACCTGCTTCCCGATCAATGGTAATTCAGTTCAGATCCTCGCCGCGACCTGGCGGGATGTCAGGGACGCAGTCACAGACCCCACGCTCAACAAGTCTGGGGAGGAGTTCGAACTCAGCACCACCAAAGATGGGAAGTTCATCATAGCGCAGCTCGTGAGTCAGCGGCACGTGCAGGAAGATCTCAAGTCATTCTGGATGTGGAAAAAGGAAACCCCGGACAATGCCACCAAAACTGATTAGGCAGATCCTGCTGATGGCGGGCATTATCGCCATCATGAATCGCATGTACAACTGGCGGGAAGTGGTCTTCGGGGTCGCGCTCTACCTCGCCCTGCTCCTCACCAGGATAACGAGATCAGCATGAGACTATCACACCACGGCAGGACAGAGGCCACCGACCTCATCCTCAGCATAGGCAGGAAGGGCTGCTACCTCGCGGTTGGCCGCTTCGACGCAGGCATGCACTTCAAAATCCCATTTCCCCGGGACATCCAATACTCCAACACCAGCCTCAAGATCCAGCTACTCCTCGGGCCAGTCGATATCATGTGGCTGAAGCGAGATGCACCCTGAGCCACCGCCGCCGGTCCCCCGCCCGGCCCTCGGCCGCCGGGCGGGGTACCGCTGGAACGGGGCGGAGGGCGGCCGTAGGCGGCCGATCGGCCCCCGGAACGCCGCTAGGTACCCGGGAAAGCCGATCGGCCGCCTACGGCCATCGTAGACCCCTTATAAAGGTTAGCGACGGAAACTAACTACCTACCCCGAAACCCCAGTCGCCTTGCACACCGCAGGAGAATTATTCCCGCGATTCTTCCCGTTCAGCGCGAATCTCCGCTAGGCTACCGCTAGCGGCCCGACCGCGAGTCCCGCAGTCCCAGAGGAGAAATGATGGAAGAGCGTCCATCTGAATTCTACACAAGCCAGAAGGTAACGGTACAGGGTTTCAATACTGCTCAGCGCACCGGTACCGTTACGGAGCTTATCGAGATCCTTTACCACAAATGCCCAAGTGGTTCGCCAGGCAGGACCTGGTGGCCAAGGATTTCCCTGTCTGATGGAACTCACGCGGTATTCTGCCCTGAGGTGGTCCGACCATCATGACGAGCTCAACCCCGCCCGCACCCACATGCTTCCGAGCCGACATCATCATTCAGCTCGACGACAGGTTCTTCAGCGTTGAGGAGAATGGAGCAAAGCTGGAAGGGCCCGGCATTATCTCATCTCAGCCACTGCTGATTACCTACCTCGGCACCGGGCAGGCCATTATGACCTATGCCGAGATCTCCCTCAGCGGCACGCTCGACATCCGATGGGATGGATTCGACGATGACCTGCGTGAGCTGTTCTTCGTGGTGACCGACCGGTTCGCGCCGCAGGAGAAGTTCTCCATCGTCCGGGGAGCGGAGCTGACCACAGAGCCGTGAGGATCATCATTGAGGCGGACGTGGACAACGAGACCGCAGAGCGCATCCAGGACTACCTGGTTGACCCAGATAAAGAGCCAGACGGAGGGTTCGCATTTCACAGCGGACACGGCTGGAACACGGCTATCGACCCGACATCTGTGAGGTTCCTGCCATGAAAATGATGCGGTTCTCGGAAATGACCCCGCTACAGCAGATCAACCTCGCGCTATGCGGTGACCCCGATGATGACGACACTTACATCATGGATGACGATGAGGATGAAGAAGTCGACTAATGTTCACGATGCCCGACCCGCCTGACGGCAGCTACCCTTGGAAGATGGGCTACCAGATTTATGGCTACCCACTGGCCACAGTGTTCGCCAATAGCCTACATGAAGCTGAGGATATTGCTGGCGGCGGAATCTGCTGCTCAACCTACAGCCAGCGCGACTTCATTGAACTGGCAATAGATTCCACCGAGGCAACGGTACGTCTTGGCCTGTTCGCCAGGCACGCCGAGTTCATGGAGATGTGCCGTGGGGAATGAAATAAATCAGGAAATGATCGCAGAAGCCGATGCCCTCGCCCTCGCCCTCGCCCTCGCCCTCGCCCTCATGCGAAAGTACCGGGGCGGCTTTGGCACTACTCTCGGCATTATCGAGGAGACAGAGCGCGAACTCCGCAGGCAGGCCGGGCAGGTTCATCCGGTACGGCGACGATGGCCTGATCTATGTCGACATTACCGATGGCTCTCTTCTGCATGATGGCCGCCCTGGGATACCGGGCATTGATCCAGATCTTGTAAGACACGACTAGTATCCAGCCCCGACCGCGCGTATACTAGGGGTAACAGGAGGAGAAGAAATGCCCAATAGCAGAAACGAAATGCCTGACCCGTCCTGGGCCATTCGAGAGCCCGTCCGGATTACACTCATTCAGTCATCAAGCACAGCCGATCCGACGAGCACAGCCGATACATGGTGCATGACAGCCTACCTCGTGGAGCGTCTCGCCCTGCTGAAGCCGTACGAGCACAACCAGAGCTTCTACGGCCCGCATGACACAGAATTCAGGCCAGATGTACCATACGCTCCGGTCGCGGTCGTGCTCAGCTTCCGGGAAGACGGCAGGATGTACGTCAATGGGCAGCGATATGACGTCGGCGACGACTTCATGAGCTACACCAGCATGCTGGAGGAAGCAGACCTTGTCCCGGGCTACCCCGAGCCAGGCACCTGCTGGAACTCAGCACCATTCAATGACGAGCACCACACACTTAACTAGGGAGGACAAATGCTAGCAAAGGATAACCCCGAGGCCGCAGCGATCTGGCCTGTCAATGAATTCGGCGTAATACTCCTGCCTCCCGCGCTCAGCAGGGCGAACTGCTACCCGTACCGTCCCGGCGACTCTGGGTACATCGCGAACGACTTCGTTCATGACGGGAAGTACCACAATCAGTTCGGCACCATCACAAGCTTCTCGTTCATCGTGCCCGGATACTTCCGGCACTATGACCTGGGGACCGGGGTATGGACCGACGAGCCACTCATGGCCTGCCGGCTCCGGCTCAATAGCGGGGAGGAAATTCAGTTCCAGGGTAGTTTGTTCGAAACTCCATGCGACTAGAGGAGCAATAAGTGTTCGAATGGGTAATGACCGAAGCGGAATACATTCGACCGCTCGGATCGACTATGGGTGAATACCATGCGGTCTTCGAGACTACCGACCATTCCAAAGCGGTCGTAGTACGGTATGCGGGCGACACTGACATCATGTTCTTCAACGAGGAGATGTATGTCACGGGCGAGGTAGCGGCCGAGTGCCTGGTGACTTGGATGCACGCCGCAAGCACGAGTGTCACGCCGGGAAGCACGATAGAACTACCGGAACACGATTGGGATGCGGAATTCGACCCGCTCTGCTTCATCAGGGTGGGCGCTACACTACAGGCAAATAGGGGAGTCACATGACAACATATCCATTGTGGCCGGTCCGGGAGCCGGTCAGAGTAACTATGGTCAGGCACGGCAGTGAACCGCCATATGCCGCCTACCTCGTGGAGCGGATCGCAATACCACATGGCTTCCGCCCGGAGACGAACCAGGTTGCGGTGTTCCTGGAGTTCACCGACGATGGCCTACTACTGATCAATGGCGAGTCAATGGGGCTGACCGACGAGGAGCTGCAGAGTGTCTGCGACCTGGCCGATACCGGCATGGTAGGCTCCAGGCGGGACTACCCGCCGCCCGGTACATCCTGGACTGCCACCCCGCCCTACGGAGAGTGAAAATGCCAAACTTCCGGATATTCGCGGACAAGGACGGAGACCCATGGGTCGAATTCCCGCCGGGCAGCAGGATGCTATATAGCCTGGAAGAGAAGGTGCTCCGCAGACTAGCAGAGAAGAGCAGGCCGATGGCACTACCAGAGGCCACAGAGTACTACGGTCCACTAGTAGAAATGGAATGACATGAAAGTCCTGAGAGACCCAAAGGGGAATGTCTGGATCGAATATCCCGAGGACAGCGGAAATTACGCTGACATGGAATATGCCATAAGCAGGGTCGCGGAGAAGTTCGGCACGGCTACCATTGAGTGCATCGAGGCCGAGGGTTATGCACCAATGACCGAGATGGTACCCAAGCCGGACTACGTAGGCTGGACACACTACGACGGATGCGTGGTTTGCCCTAATCCGGAATGCCAGAAGTGGACGCCCACAGACGACAACATCAATTCAATCCTCGCCGCTATCAGCGATCACATCTGCAAGAAGCCGGAGCCATCCGGTGATCTATGCTTCTGTGATGTCGGCGGGGACATTCCACACATCCACAAGGAAGACAAGGGAGGAAACTCATGGATCGCAACCGCACACTTGATCTGATTGAGGAACTCAAGAAGCAGACTCTCCGCATGGAGCTGCTCATCGAGGAGGGCGACACAGGCAGCATCGTCGAGACCAGGACTCCGCTCAAGGAAGCATTCGGTGCACTTGCCAAGCTCAGGGACCAGCTGCAGTCAAGTCAGCCCAACTTCATGAATGTCGAGGACGTCAGGGCGCGACTGCTCGACTACTCGGACCATGCTGTGGTTGAGGTCTGCGTGCGAAGCGAGGACACCGGCGAAGGCGACCCTGGTGTCGGCGCATTCTACCTCATCAAGAGCATCACTGACCTCACGGGGACCAGTCCGACCGTCCCCGTCATCGACCTTGGCGAGTGCATTTCCTGCTAGGAGCAGAGCTTAATGGATGATGCGCAGAAACAAGCGGAGCAGTCTGTCCAGGTTACCACCATATCCGTCGTGGCATTCCGAAGGGTGGAGCAGCAGCGGCTCAATCTTGAACTGGCCGAGCATGTTCTGTGGAAGTCGCTCCGTAACCCGGCACTCAATATCGATCGATACACCAAAGAAATGGCGTCAGTAATGGCGCAGTTCGAGGCCCGACGCGATGACCTCAGAAGGCAGGGCATGCTCCCAAAGGA